AGAGGAAGAGGAAGAGGAAGAGGAAATGGATCTGGTTTCTTTTAAAGAAATCTTTTCCACAGCAGAGCCTGTGGTCACTCCGGCTTCAGATGTTAAGGCAGAGACGCTACCTTTAGTAGTTAAGGTAGAACAACCTGTTATGCTTCAGACAGCTGCTAAGGCATTTATCTCGAACCAGCATAGAGCAACTAAGGCTCGTAAGTACCTCCCCACAAGAACCAGATTCTCTTGATTCTTTATGGCCACTATAAAAGATTTAGTTGACTTAAGAGGCGAGCCGTTCGTCAATGCCCCTGCCAAGCCAATCATCTATCAGGATGTTGAAGAGGATGACAAGGACGAGCTTCTTAACTATATCATCAATGAACTGGCAACTGAAAGGGGGTTCCTCGAACTTGGTCTTGACAGTGCCATTCTTGACGAGCAGTCCCCTGACGGTAAGTGGGAGTGGGCCCCTTTTCAGCTAGAGTACTTTGGCATTCCTGGGTGGTTCGCGTGTAACAAGTGTCGCCAGGGAGGTGGCTCTGTTATGCTTGCAGCGAAGTACTTTGCAAAAGGTATGCTTGCAAAGAACAACTACAATGGCATCTTCGTCTCTTACAAGAAGGAAGAAGCAGTTGGCAAGATCAACTACGTTAGGATGTTCTTACAGGCGCTGCCACCTCGTTTTAAAAAGAGAATCATTCGAGATCCTCACCACCTGATTGAGTTTGAGAACCACAACGGGACTCGCGTTAAGTTAACTTCACACGCGATGAAGCCAGTCCGAGGAACCAATGGAGACGTTGGTCTTGATGAGCTTGCTTTCTATGCGATCGCCAAGTTGATTTATAACTCGGCACTACCAGCAGTTGCCTCAGTCGGTGGAAACATTGACGTCATCTCCACACCATGGGCTAAGTCTGGAGTCTACTATGAAATCATAGCTGACAAAATGAGGTATCCAGACTTCACTCGTATGCCGATTATGTGGTGGCATGTTCCACGGTACTTGAAGCCTCAGTACGCTGACGATCATGATTCGTTCATTCGAGCTATTGTTGCAGCCGCTAGGCTAGACACAGAAGATCGTGTCTACCGGTTTGGAAATTCAAACATCCAGACTCAGTTTCAGAATATGGATATCGATACCTTCAGACAGGAGTTTGAAGGTCACTTCGTTGATGCTCAGGCTAAGTTCTTTTATAAGGATCTCATCCTTTCGTGCATATTCCAAAACAGAGCTGGACTCGATGAATACGCTCCAGAAGAAAAAGATTTTTCAATAGGAATCGAAGAGGCGCTTAAGGACGAAGACTCTCCAATCGAGGCGAAGTATGCTGGACGATCAACCATCGACGGAAGAATTATTCATTTTAAGAAGTACACTAATTTTGAAGAACTTCTTTCTGCCCGAAGAACTGGAGAAATTTCTAATAACCTCCTTGGAGCGGCAGATATTGGAACAACCATCCATTCCGCTCACTTTGTCATTCTCGAAGAGCTTATTCTACCCGACGGAGATACCCTCCAAATTGAAAGATTCTCCCTGAATAGAAGGGATTGGAAGCTGCCTGACCAGCAAGACTATTATGAAATGATGATGAGGAATGGATACCTCAGAAGGTTTGCTAGTGATGCCAATGGTATTGGTCTTCAAATGGCACAGCATTTTGAAAAACATTTCCCTAGAATCTATTTCAAGTTCAAGTCAGGAGGTAGTGCGGAGTTACGTGATGCAATCATGACAAATCTCAAGGCTCGCCTTGAAGCTATGAAGATTGCTCTTTACTCAGACAGAGTGACGATTGACGATCTTTATGCGATCGAAAGACGTGTCGCTCCAGGTGAGACCGTTAGCTACCATGCGGATGAGAAGAAGCGGCACCATGGTGACGCAGCCTGGGCAGTTGGAATGGCTTCGTTCCTTGGAACACCTTCTAACGAAAAGTCAATGACAACCCATAATCCTAATGATACTACTGTTCAGACGCCAGCTCCTAGTATTATCGATGGGCAGCCGATGAGAGCATCTGACATCATTAGCATGGTCAACAGTCACGGCCTTGGTCTAAGCTATTTTCCTGGCGACGTGTCAGTGCAGGATACATTCATCTCCGACTACGACAAGTGAGACCTATGAGCAGAATTCAAGCACTACTTCAGATTTGTGAAGCTGATCCAGACATTCCAGTAAAGTCTGATTTTTATGACTTCATCAATAAACGGTTCGGAGGTAACCTGCTTGGTGCTGAATTGGCTAAGGGCGTCTCCTCAGATGTGCCAGAGGTGCTTCACGGTCCGCAGATGTCGTTTCATGACGGAACAGTGTACTCATTCAATGAGGATTTGATTGGATCAAAGGCTCGCCCAGGTTTTTCGCCTAAGCTACAGGGTGAATCTCTTGAGACCAATCCGACTCAAAGTCTAAAAGACTATGAAGTTTCGAATACTGATTCCATTCCTCTTCGTATCTATCGTCAGATGTCTAATGACTCGACGATTACGATTGCGACGATTATCGTTCAGGGAATTATCTCTGGTCTTAAGTATCACATCTCTGCCCTTGATCCGATCGTACAGAGTGTTGTCGATCAGGCTTATAAGAAGACTCACGCTGACATCGTTCGTAACCTTGTTCGAACTGGTTTTCAAGATGGGTTTTGTTTCGGTGAAAAGATTTGGGAGCGCGAAACCTTTACCGTTAATAAGATCAACGAGAATGGTGAGAGCGAAGTTTTGTATCAGGGAGTGGGCGTTTCGCTGAGTCGAGTCAAGTGGATCGATCCTAGCGCTCAAATCAAGTTCTTTAAATCAAAGAAGACAGGCCAACTTGTTCACCTTGAGCAGCAGCAACAGGGCAAAACTATTAAGGTTCCCGCGAACAAGATTGTGTGGTTTGCCCTTGATAAGCAGTATGACAATATCTTTGGCCGAAGTCGCTACAAGGCAGCTTATCCATACTGGTACAACACCAAGATTGGGCAGCAGTGGTCGCTTAGACACTTGGAGAGAACTGGTGAGCCTATACTGATAGGTCGACACCCATCAGGCACATCACTTGTCAGAACAGATCCCACAAAACCGGAATCAGTTATCGCCAATAGTTCCATTATGCTGAACCTCCTTCGAGGTATGAAGTCAGGATCTCGAGTCACTCTGTCGTCGGATCGGGACAAGGAATCCAAGGAGTACGTTTGGGATGTCGAATATGTGGAGCCCAAGGAGTCTCATATTGATTCCTTCTTGAAGTGGGAAGATCAGAATGAGCATAAGAAGCTAGCTGCACTAGGAGTGTTTGCTTCTCTGGTTCTTCCTGGCTCTAACTTTTCTGACGCTGACGCCAAGTTAGATCTTTTGATTTCAATCCTTGAAGACTTGGTTTCTCAAATTGAGAAGGCAATTCGAAGTGATGTTATTGATCAGGCCATCTCCTATAACTTCGGGCCTGAATATATCAATCAGGTTGATTTCTCAATCGATCGTGGCGGGCTTGGCCGAAGAAACATATTGAAAGAAGTCCTCAACACTACGTTGCGAATGTCAGCATCTCAGGACGGCAGGTATCTAATTCAGTGGCCAGACATTCAGGCTATGCTGAAAGAACTTGGCATTCCAAGCGCTCCGTTTAAAAATCAGTTTACAGAAGACTCTTCTGTTAAGCTGAAGGGACAGACTCCACTTCAGGAGATGGAAGAAGATCGGCAGTCAAATGATGTCGCTAGTGGAACTCGACAACCTGATACCAGGGAGCGAGAGCGACCAGCGAAAGCAAGCAATGCAACGGAGATAACATGAGCAAACCGCCCAAAAATAATAAGCTAGAGAGTCCAGACTCTATTTTCTTTTTCGCCAGATTCAATGATGCTGTTCCGCTACAAGGGGAAGATCTTGTTCCTACTGAGAGGGTTTACGAGCTACCTGTGTTTCGAGAGGGCTCCTTTAAGCACCACTGGTATGGCGATCTTGAATTCGATTTAAGCTATCTTAACAAGATTGTTAACAATCACGCCAATAAGGTTTTAGGCGTTGAAGTCGCTTTCGATCGTGATCATACCCCAGAAGATGGGGCGTTGGCATGGGTACTCCCTAACGGTTTGTTCACTCGCCCGAAGATGTTGCCAGACGGTCGTATGGTTAATTTGCTTTACGCGCTTGTCAACTTCACAGAAGAAGGCGTTGAAAAGATCCTCCGCAAGAAAATGTTTAAGTACTTTTCGGCTGAGATCTCCGAGGACTATTCTACTCGTGAAAAGGAAACTCAGTCAGATGGTACGGTCATTGTTAAAAGCTATGGCCCTACGTTGATTGGAGGAGGGTTTACAAACCGACCTTTCATCTCTCATCTTGGAGCTGTATTCAATAAGCACCACACGTCTGAGGTCGGCTTAAATGATCTTGGCAAGTCAATCGATGTTGTTGTCGATTACGCCAATGACGAAACTGATATTGATTTGGCATTCGCAGCCTATCGATTTTCTGATAAAGGGCCCTCTCAAAAACTGGAAGAGCCTGATGTGGTAGTAAGTACTGTTGACCACACGAAAAAAGATGAAGTTGAAAATCAAACTAAAGTCATCGAAGATGAACCCGTACTATTTGGTCTAACTAAAGAAGGAGACAACATGAAGTTCAGTGATTTTATTGCAAAGATGGCCGTTATTCAGGGAAACAAGGAACGATATGAGTTCGCCCTTGGTATGCAGTCGTTTCAAGATCCTAACGAGGAAATGATTCGTCAGAACATCCTCAGTGCAGAGGAGCGAGCCTACAACTCGCATCGCCTGGCTGAAGAGGCAACTCGAGAGGCGAATCTTTTCAAAACGCAGGCTGAGCGCTTGAGCGAGGAGAACATCACGTTGTCGCGCCGAGTGCTTGAAGCCAATGAGGTTTCGTACCAGAGTCGCGTTCAGTCGTTCTCGACAGGGCTTCTCAATGACGGTCACTTTCCAGCCGTTGTCAATGAAGTTAAATCTATTCTCCTGTCAGTAACAGCTGAAGAGCGAAAGGTGTCGTTCTCGACAGGTGGTGAAGAGAAGTCAGATCTTATGTCTATCTTCAGCAAGGTCTTCTCCAAGTTGCCTAAAGAGTACAAGGTTCCAGAACCGTCTGAGGTTGTTGAGACCAAGCCAGAAGGTGAAGATCCCGCACCTGCTCCTCAAGAGCCAGTGCAACTCTCTGATACCGATCGGAAGATTGAAGCTTTCAGGAAGTTGTACAATCAGGAGCCAGACGCTTCTCTTCTTGATTTCCTTCGAGAAGATGGATCGGTAGATCTGTCAAAGATTTTTTGAAATCAAATTGACAGTCATTTAGTCAGAAGAGAACATCAAACGAGATAAGTTGAATTTAAGGAGATAACATGGCTACTCAGAGCGGATACCAGGGACTTGAAATTGGATCGGACACACCAGATCACGTGCTGTTCATTACATCAGGCCAGTCCACTAAGACAATTACGATTGACACTACGGCGCGAGACGTAGGCTCTCCACTTGGTTCGACGTTCCTTCGTCAAGGACTTGTACTTGTACCAATTACGGCTACAGGTCGCTACAAGCATTTTGATGAGGACGCGCTTGACGGCACGGAGCTTCCCGACAACGCGGTCGTGTTGAAGCAACTCATTCAGATCGGAGACAAACCATGTGTCGCCGCTGCATGGTCAGCTGGCAACTTCAAAGCTAACATGCTCTATGTTGGAGCTGGGTTTGATTGGTCTGCCGTTCAAAGGATTGTTCGACACACTACATGATCTGACAATCGAGTGAGTGGTCGATCGTTAAGCTAACTAAACGAAACAAAGATACGAGGATAAAATGTCAGAGCGCATTTCAGTTAAGTTTTCGGATGTTGAAAGACATCCACTGTTTGAAGTCAAGAATGTCGACACAGTGTTGAAAGGATTTCATGTCCGTCAACGAGTTGATATTTTTGCTCAGATCATGCCACTTGTTAATGTTCAGGCCGACAAGGTGGAGATGGACATCGACAAGGCAAAGATGGGCGGCATGACTCCCACTGTGGCACGCGGAGCTGAAACGCCCGTCTTCCGACAAGGTGGACGCGGAAAGCTCGCCTGGGAGTCGGCTGAGTTTCGTGAAAAGGTCGTCGTTACCGAAGACGACATTGTGAAGCTTCGTAAGCTTGGTACAATGAACGAGCTCTTGCAGGCACGTGACGTTCTTGACAAGGACTATCGAAGTATTTCGGATCGTCTAGCTCGACGTATTGAATGGATGCGTCGACAGACCCTGTTCGACAATCAGGTTGTTGCCCCAGACCAGAACGGTGTCATGGTTAATCTTTTGACGATTAACCACCCATCGTTCTTGCGACCAACCTTTGGAACTCTGTGGTCGGACACGGTCAATGCAGATCCTATGGACGATATGCAAATCATCGTTCGCGACTTCTTGATCTCTTCGTCCTACGACGCGGCATCTGTCTGGACCCCAATCGATGCTCTTCGCATCGCTGGTAAGACTGCTAAGTTCCAGGGGTATGCCCAGAACAATCTTCAGGTCTTCAAGGGGACTCAGAAGGAGGTTGCAGGTATCATCAGCTTGTACATTGCAGGGGTCACTGTCGAAGAGAAACCTCAGCACATGCCATTCACAAGCTCGATCATTGCAGACGCCGCAGCAGGGCAGCCAGCCGTTGTGCTCGAAGATGTTGAGCAGCTCGTGGCAGGAGATAAAGTTATTATCTCTAACTTCACCAATCAGTGGCAGTACACCGTCCTCAGCGTGGCAGGCAATACGGTGACATTCACAAGCAACCTCACCGACGCGGTTGAAGCCGGTTTCATGACTATGTACAGCAAGTCATTGATTCCTACAGATCGTCTTTTGGTGATCGGCAAGGCAGCAACTCCTATTGACATGACTGGCTCTGAGCCAGGTGCGGAGCGTGGCTTGGAGCATATCGACAAGCCCTTTGATGTGTGTTCAACTCTTTCGGGTTACACGAACTTGAACAATCGACAGCCAGGTTTGTTCTCCAAACTCCGTGACCTTACAGATGGAGATCCTCCGTCCATTGAGCATATCATTGGTATCCGAGCACTCCCACGAGTTCACTATATCAATTCGTGGATGGCTCCCAAGTACATCTGATCAGAGGCAGATTCAAAGCGGGCGAAAGCCCGCTTGATTTTTATTTTAGACTGGAGAAGAGATGATGAAGAAAATTAAATGTTTGAGAGTCTCGAGCGAAGCTGTGATGGCAGGTGACTTTGGATCGATGAATCGTGGTTTTGAGATTATGCCAGACCACCCACTCTTTAACGTGATTGTTAGTCGGAGTGGATATCACGAGCCTGGTGAGAAAAGTCCCAAGCCGTTCGAGGCTGTGTACGAAGAGTCAGCTTCGAAAGAGCAAGAGAAGACAGATGCTAGTGATCCAGGTCACACCACTAAGGATCTCGATCCTAGTGAGCCAGATACCCTGGCTAGTGGCGAATCAGATGATTCAGATGACGCTGATGACGCAAGTCAATCGAGTCGTCGCCGTAAGCGACGTTAATGAGTTCGTCTAAAGCAAGACATGTCTAAGGACATATGCAGGGTCAGAGCTGCACTCATTTTAAAAGGAGGTAGGTATGCTAGCACTTATTCAGGAAATCTTTGAAATCATTGGCACGTCTCATGATGTCATCGAAAGGGTGATTGGGTTTAGACCTATCGACATCGTTGCAATCATTTTCACAGTGACTTTGATCAACAGCATCTTGCGTATACGGGTTTTCTTTGAAGCAAAGCACACAATCATTCTGTCCCTGATTTGTCTATTTGTTTCAATCGTATGGGCCGCCATTTCAGTCCACGACATGGAGGGAGCCGCTTACGCAAAGGCTGTCTTTTCATCCGGCTTTAAACTGGCATCTGTAGCTACTTTGAGTTACAACATTTTCAAGCCAGTCGCCAAACCAGCCGTTAACAAATTCTATGCGTGGCTGCGAAGCAAAGGCATTGAAGCTCCAGAGGTAGAAAATGACAATGAACGTTGAAAAGGATCTCATTGAGATCCGAGATGGAATTCGAGAGCTATCCAGATCACTTGGATCTATCCAGATTAAGATCTCGGAACTTGATGTTAATCGCAATCATCAGGTTCAGAACTCTGATAAGTTAGAGGCCAGAGTCAAGGAGCTGGAGCTTAATCTTCGCACTATTGAAAATAGGATTACTTGGTTTACAGGAGCAGTTGCTGTTGTCTCCAGTCTCTTGATTCAAATATTATCATGGCTAATGAAAACAGTCGCTTGAGACAACTATGAAATTGAAAGATTTTTTGACGGTCAATAAGTATCGACTCATCTCCTTTGCAATCCTGTTGGTCGCCGCCTTGGTCGTGATCTTACTGTTCGCATCCAATCAAAGTACTCGCGACTACTTCTTCACAAAATACCAAGGTGTCCTTCGTTGGAGGAACGATCTGCTTGTTGACGAGATTGACACCATGGCTAGAGATAAACATGCCCAGGGCCAGATCACAAAAGAAAAGCTTGATGACATTGAAGAGCAGATCTCTTCAATCAAAGAGGAGCGTGAAAGCAATGACGATTTTATCGAGACGATATCTTATCGCGAGCTTAGTGATTTGCTTGGTTCTCTGGTCAAGTGATGTTTCCGCTCAATCCTGTGCATGGGTAAATGATTCCTCTGGTCGAGTTCCAGACGTCATTAAGGTAGACGGGGAAGTCTTTTTTTTATTTTCAGAGAGCAGGGCCAGGGAAACAGCTCGTAGACTTAAGAACTACGGCCTCCTTGAAGAAGAGCTGGCCCTCACTCAGCAGAGTATTGATCTCCATAAATCCCTGGTAAAAACCACCGAGGAGATTTGTGCGTCTTCGAAGCGAATGCTTGAGCTTGAGAGAGAAAGCTTTAAGAAGCTTTCTGAGGTATTTGAAAAAGCACCTGCGCCAGCATGGTATGAGAATACATCTGTTGCCTTTCTCTTTGGAACCTTAACTGGCATCGTTACTGCCAGTGTCATATTTTGGATAGGATCTAAATAACGTTAAGTTAGCTTAAGGCTTCAGATGATTTACACTACAGTTGAAAAGGTTGTTGCGGTTCTCTCCACATCTTCTGGCTCGAAACGAGTTAGAACCTCGAGTACCGCATTGAAGAATGTAAAATCATCTCATGTGCCGGCGGGTGAACTTAGTCGACCTATCAACACCAGGAGACAAGATCCCTCTGGTCTGACAATTGTCTCTAGATCTCTCATCGAGGTTGGAAGTTCGTTTGTCGGTGATGAAACATTTTTGTTCGAGTTCACATCTTCAACTGAATACAATGTATGGAACTTCAATGACGGAGCATACCTCTTGCTAGGTAGCGGACTCGTTGGATCTAACTTCGAAATCCCAGACACAGGTATTACGATTCTGGCCAACTGTTTCTCTGGTAGTATCTCTAACCTGTCAATGGTTACGCTGATATTCTCAGCTCACATTTCAGACGACCGACTTGTGGAGTACATCAATCAAACAGAGTACTTGATCGACAGCACGCTTAGTGAGCTCTGGGTAGGCTACTCTACAGATGGTACTTCATTGATTTATGAAGATGAGCCTCCAGAGCAAATCAAAACAGCCACCTCCTACCTCACAGCTTTCTACATCTACACAGACGTATTCGCTGATGTTCAGGCTGACATCGCTGATAAAGAATACTCTTATGCGTTTCGATGGCGAAAACGAGCTGAGGATATTATTACCACATTTGCCAAGTGGCGCAGACGTGAGATTCCTAGCGTCGTATCCTTCCCGTCAATAGTTACGCAGATTGGTGTTTCCAATATTGGTAATGGGCCACAAGCTGAAACTACAGACGTAGATACAATCATAGCAGGGTCTGGTGTAGAGAACGTCGTCGATCCGCAGGAGCCGTAATGAGCTCGGTCCTCGTTAAAAGAAACAACCTGAGCATCACCTACAAGTTCAAAGGACTTGAGGATGAGCTTGGGCTGGGCAAAAACATCATGAAGCGACTTAATGATGTTTACAAAAGAGAGATCGAGCCAGGTGGTAATCTTAACTCCTACAAGACAAAAGGTGGTAGGGCTCGGTTAAATCAGATTCTCAAGAATACAGGTGGAAGGCACACCAAGAAGAGACGACAAGAACTGATCTCGGCATATCAGTTAGCATGGAAGAGAGCTTACCAGCGAAATGTAAAAACAGCTAAGTCAGTTGGTATTGGATCTGACCCAGATTATCAGCGTCGCAAAAGAAGATGGAAGCAAAGGGGTAGACGAGTTTGGGGGCGAAGGGTTAAGTATGAGACACCATTGCTTCTGACAGGTCACTTGAGGAAAAGTATCGCGACTGGATTTGCTGATGGTGGTAACAAGTACCTTCGTTTGCCAAACATGCTTTTGTTCGGAGCCTATCGAGTGGACTTTAGATACTTCGATAAGCCGTGGAACTATGACAGTAGCAACTTCACATATGTTGAAAGGTTGATGCAGTTCTTAGAAGGTAAGGGTATGGATCCCGAAGAGTTCTTTGATTTTGAGCCAGAGATGTGGTCCCTAATCGCATCTAAGATGATGAAAATTATTCAGAAAGACTTCATTCCTAAAATGCAGCAGGAGTTCTAATGGCTTGGATCGAAAAGTCTCAGTATCAAATTCAGACAGGTGAGGGGATATTTTCAGATGTTGAAGTTAACTTAATAGATATTATCAAGAGAGCTGTGGACAGTGATCATAGTCTTTATAGTCGGATTGGCTCATTTGATTATATCAGGATAAATCCAGATGCTCTTTCTTCCGTTGATGTGCCAGCCTTCTATGTCTGGACAGACGGTAGTGAAGAGACCTCCGATTCAGCAGGTGGCTTGAGAGGTGACTCTATGAACGTCAAAGAGTCTATCTACTGCACAGTTAAATTCTTACATCATGGACCAGACATGATTGAACTTGCTAAAGACATGAAGTTCTTTGGCAATGTGGTTAAGCAGATCCTGAATGAGAATTTGAACCTAAATGATCTTATGAATCAAAAGGCGGATGTGAAAGGAATTGATTTCCTACCAACACCGATCCAAACTGGTGGCAAGGTGGTTCTAGCACAGGGCTTCACAATTCCTGTGATCTATAAGAGAACAAAGAAAAGCAAGCAATCACAGAGATAGCAATAGGAGAGTAAAATGGGAGTTTCTACAGTACCATCAACAGGAGCGCGATCGTCTGTCACGCTCGGAGAAGAGATCATCTACGGTATCCCCGTTCAGCCAACTCATCGAATTGAATTCACCTCTGAGTCTATCTCTGCAACTGAGAACCAGTTGATCAGTGCAGCTCTTCGCCCAGATCGTGGTCGTGGAAAGGTGTCGCGAGGATCGTTGGACATTGGTGGTGATCTTAGTTACGAGATGACAACCAGTGGACTTGGCGTTCTTCTGAAGCAGGCCATGGGGGACTACATTCAAGTGCCCGCAGCTGATGGTGGTTTTCACGCTCGGCAGGCTCGTCCAGATGCTGTCGATCTTGCCGTAATTGGGGCAGGTGAATTTGCGGCGTCGCAGTCGATCGTTCTGACAGATGACACCATTGCACAGTTCAGCACTGGTAAGCTAGCTGTCGTTTACAAGGACGCTACTTACCAATTGAACCTGGACGACAACGGCGCTCTTGGTTATGACTATGACGGTTTCAACACCCGAGTTGTGTCTCGAGTTACGGCGGTTGCAGATCCAGACACCACTCACTCGGGTGGAGTGACAGATGCAGTTGCAATTACACTGGCACCTGTACTTGGTTCAAATGGTACTCTTGTCAATCCAGTTCTGAACCCCAACGGAGGCGTTCTGCTGTATGGCCCGAACCGAACAGAGACGACCTACTTTGAGTCGCTTGATCTTGGAGGTGTACTTGGAACCAAGGTTTGGTTGAATCCAGCTGATACCCCATCCCTTGACCCTGCCAAGCCAGTTGTGGGGGACGTTGTCATTGTCCTTCCTTGTTTCACTTTTGTCGGAGTTGTTCCGGCTGGTTTGGATCTTGGAACTGGTTATTGGTTGTACGAGTACGAGCCAACCGCTGGCGAATACAATTTGGTCATGACACATCACATCGAACGCGGTCGAGCTCTCCCAGTGGGGATGACGGTCGAAGTAGATCGTGATGCGGCTGTTTTTGTTTACTCCGGTATGAAGGTAAACAGTCTTACTGTTAACTTTGAGCAGAATGCCATTGTAACAGGAACAGCTTCTCTCCTTGGTCGAAACGAGTATACCATTACTCGTCTGATGCAAGACGTCATTCCAGGAGCTGGCACAATCATCATTGAAGATGGAACTGCATTTGCTGCTAGCGGTCGAATCACCATTGGTGAGGAAACTGGCATGACTTACAGTAGCAAGACGTTGAACCCAGATGGAACAACAACTCTTACGATGGCTGACACTAACGTTGCCAACGCAACAGCGATTCAGCGTTTGCATCTCAAGGGAGAGAACGTCGATCCTCGAACGACCACCGCAGTCGCCAGTCCAGTAGTTGGTATGAATAGCCCACTGACTGTATTTGAATCGGTTGCTTATATTGATGGATACTATGAAGAGGTTCTTTCAGGATCCATCACACTGAACAACAATTTGAATCCAGACAAGATGATGCTCGGTGACCGTGGTCGCGCTCAGTTGGTTGAGCAGCGAGCAGAGGTAGAAGCAAACCTCAGCCTCGAGTTCGATGATGGTAAGAACTACATCAAGTTCTTGAAGGGTATTCGCTTCGCACTCGAAGTCCGCTGCGTGTCTGAAGAGGAAGATTCTGAAATTGGAACCACTGGCATTCTTTCACAGGCATACTTCCTTTTGCCTCAGTGTCGTTACACTGGGACAACTCCGAACGCGTCAGATGATAGCTATATCGTTCACGATATGCCTATCATTGTGGAGCCAAACGATATGTTCAACACCACTGACTACATCATCATCCTGGTCAATGGTTCTGAATATGACTGCGTAGCTCCTTGAGGCTAAGAAGTTAAGTCAACTTAACCCCGCTTTTGCGGGGTTTTTTTTTGGTAAGATCATGACTAGAAAAATAGATAGATACAATTGGGATGTCTTGATGAAGATATATCAAGATGAGTTCCCTGATGTTAAGTTCGCATACAAGCACGATCCTCCGAAGGGGGTAAGAGTTTTCTTTGTGCTCTGGTTCGTGAAGCTGGTTGGCTTCTTTGACTCAGCGTACTCAGTTTGGTTTCACACAAGAGTGGTTACGGTGGTAGGTGATTGGATTTTGTTTCCGCCATCTCATGACTGGACGCAGGAGGATCCTGACTACAGTACGTTTAAGATCCTGGTTCACGAACTCAGGCATCTAAGGCAGAGAAGAGATAATCGTTTTTGGGAATTGAGATACCTTTTATTCCCGTTGCCTGCTATATGGACGGAGAGAGGATATCGCTGGGAGTTCGAGGCGTACAGTGACAGCATGTGGTGTGACATGTTTTTTGTGGGATTCTTATTGGTGCCAATTACTACCAGAGCGAATTCCTTCACCTCGAAAGATTACATCTGGATGTCTGGATTCACTAAGTCTGCAACCGACCGAGTTCGCGCTAATCTGGTTAACGTATTGGAGCTAATCAAAACGGGTAACTACAGCGCACCGTCGAGTGAGTTCATTAGCCCACTAGGTTCGAAGCTTTGAATATCTTGAGAATCATATTTCATCTACCAACCATGATTTACATGATGTGTTTAATCAAGGTAACACAATGGTTAGGCGGTAAGGTTAAAGCCGAGATAGATGACGATGTTTACACCTGGAGGATTTTTTTGTTTTTTTTGTTGACTAGAGAGGTCTTTCAGGTAAAAGAAGAAGTCTCAGTCGGCTTAAACCAGTTATCAGGAGAGAAGATGATTACAGTACGAACAGAAGAGAGCGTTGTTGACTTTATTCCAAAGCAGGAAAGGGAAACTGATAAGCCTACTACATTGAAGTTTCGTCGCTTGTCGCGAGCTAAATTGGCTGAGATTCGCGATCGCATGATTGCTTTGAACCGTAAAGGTCGGGTGGAAGGTATCCGCAACGAAAGCGTAGTGGTTCATACTGTGACAGCTATGCTTGTTGGTTGGGAGAACGTTGTTGACGAGAACGGCAAGGCCGTTAAGTTTGACATCAAAGATCAGAAGAGTATGTATGACATGCTTCCTTCTGACATCCAGGAAGAAGTTGAGAAGATCTTCGGAGAGGGTTCTGTCAACTGGGAAGCTCGTGAAGCTAAGCTTGAGAAGGAAACAGCTGAAGACGCTTCTAATACTTTGAAAGAAACCGTTGAAGACGAACTTGATTTCTGACCTTGTTAAGCTAGCTTAATAAAGGGAATCAGGTTCTCTTTTGAATGGGAGCAATGGGAGCCATTGGCTCCCATTTTATTTTGGAGTCAGATGAGTTACTTTACCGAAGAGCTGGAGCTGGAGGGTGTCACTTTCTACGTCAGGGGGCTCACTGTTAAAGAGTTCACTGAGCTGGCCATGGACAAGAAGTCCAAAACCAAGATTTCGTTTAACTATTCTTACTTCTACAAAGTCGCTATGCGCACCATTGTTGGTTGGGACAATATGTTTTCACCTGACGAAGCTGGTGACACAGATTATTCTAAGCCAGTTCCATTCTCACCAGAACTTATTCAGCAACTCCCAGATCACATTCTTCTTGCGATTGGTAATCATGTCTATTCCAACCTCACGATTGTGTCTGACTTGGAAGAGAGTAAGTTGAGAGGCTATGTTAGGTTCGCCTTTTTTATGTCTGACAAGCCAGACTCCTTTAGAGAATCGTACTCGTGTGTAAGGTGTCTTAAGGAGAAGAAGAATGTTTCAAGGAAGTGTGGGCTCACCGAAGATGAGAAAGAGTTTTTGTCTTCGGTCGGCCAGGAAGAGGAAGGTGATGATGAAGGTAGAGACGTAAAGGATCAGGCTCCACAAATTGTAGCACCTAAGAAACAAGTCAAGAGATTAACTAAAGCGGCAACTCGATCTGTTGTTGAGCCAGAGATTGAAAGTAAGAGACTGACCATCAATATGGGTGGTTTCAATTTTCCTGAGTGTCCTGTAAGCTGGGTCGAGGATCACTTGAGAACAATAGGTGAACAGCTGTTTTTCTGTCACCAAAATAAGGTGTCTTATTTCTCTGGCGGGGTATCTGATCAGCTTTACAAGATCTACTCAATGGTGAAAATAGTAGGTGGAGAGACATCTGCTATTGAAAACGAAAGAATGAAAGAGTCTACTGGTTCCAACAGTCACAGCTCTAAGCGGAAATAGATAATGTCAGATCAAGAATTAAAAGTTGGCGTCGTCTTTGAGTTCAAAGGAATCGATGACATTGAGCAGATTGGAGTGGCCGTTGAAAAAGCCATGAAGAGCGCGCTTGGTCAGTTCGGAGTTAAAGGCGGTGTCCTTGAAGTTCGAATGGCTAATGTTGATGAGTTCAAAGCAGCGATTGCTCAATTCAACAGCGTCGTCCAGGAACTGGCTAAGACCTTGCGAGATGCCAAGGTATCTGTGCAGCCAGCCGAAGGCTCGGACCGTCCTAAGAAGACAGGGGGTCAGTCGTCTGGTGCGCTTGGCCATCAGGGTCGAGCTCAGATCGATCTGGATATGAATCTTTCCTTTGATGAACTGGTAGACCAAGCGACCAAGATCGCATCAAGTCTGATGGCACCTCTCACACCTATCGAGAGGAAGCTCCTCAATATTAAAGAATTGTTTTACGGAATCGCCTCAGCAAACACTGAATTTGAGCAGAGCATCATTGCTACAAAGCTCTCAGTTAATTCGCTCGAGCAGTCTTTTTCGGGTTTTGAGAATAAGTTTCGTAACGCAATGGGCGGCGCAGGATCTATGATCCTGAAATCAGTTCAAGATGTAGACAATAAGTTTAAACTCTTTGGACAACGTGCCGTCGGTGGTATTTCAATTATTGATAAAACGATGTCCGCCATGTTTCGTGGCAATCTTAACGAGATGGCAAAGTACCTTGTCTCTCTCGGCGCAGACATTGATAATCAGCTGGCCGAGGCGCAGGCTGAGTTTAACAAGGTCATGCAGAATCCCAAAATGGCCAGTCAGGAAAAAGATCTGGCTCAAGGTAGACTGGCAGCTGCTAAGGCCGCAGCTGAAAGGGGTAAAGCGACGCTCGATGCCTTGGCTCAAGATGTTGATCGTATGGATGGGATCATTCGTCGCCAGGAGGATCAGGCCAAAAGGCGTTCTCGTTTTGAACGGGATAGCGCCAATATTGAAAACAGGATTGCAGCTAATCTCCAGTCAGACTTTACCAAAGACATTGGCAACATCATTGGTGAAGGTGACTCAGCTAGTATCCGCGCGTTGACCGACAACTACGAAGGACTTGGTCGATCGCTTACGAATCAAATTAAGCAGGCCGAAAAACTTGGTGAGTCGATTCGATCTTCTCACCAGGAGGCAAATGCGTCTATTTCCGAAACGCAGGTTGAGCTTCAGAGGTTACAATCTCAGTACAACAATGCGACGGACGACTCTGCCAGAATGGAATTGACAGCTAGAATCTCAATGATGCAATCAGTCATTGATAATACAGAAGAGTACGCTCAGGCACTTGGCCTTGAGCAAAGAAGGATTGAAGAGAATATTGTCAGGCTTAAAGATCGTAAGGTCATTGCCAATCAGATGCTGGAGACTCTTCGCCAGGAGCGAAGGGAGGCCGAGGAAGTTGCTAAGGCCAATGAGAACGCATTCAGAGGGGCTGTCAAGGCAAGGCGAGCTCTTGAGGTGGCAAGTGGAAATAACATCCTGGGAGCAGGACTGAGTCTACTAGATCCAAGTTCATTGACCGACCTTAAGGCTGCTGAGAACGCGCTGAGCAAACTAGACAGTGCAATTATCAAGGCAGAGGCATCCATTAAGCAGATGGAGTCTGCTTATTCTTCTCAGATGGACAAGATCTATAGTAAGGCAAAGAACAGAGAAGGAGAGTTTAGTGTATTTGGGCCAGACGCTGACTTGGACGCAGAGCAGGCCGCTGCGTATGCCGACCTCATCGACAAGCAGGTGAATGGTCTTAACAAGAAGATGCAGCGCGAGGTTGAGAATAACGAGCTGCAAATTGCTAGTGCTAAATCCCTGAGAGCAATTTCTGGCCAGGCAGTTGAGACTTTCATTGCTCATGCCAAGTCAGTTCAAAATGTTAATAACGAACTGGATAAGCAGGTAGGTATTCAAGAGAAGCTGAAGCGAGCGAGAGCTAACTTGGTTTCAGGAACCGCTCTACTTGCTACAGGTGAATCGGATTTGGGGTACGCTGAGGTCAAGCTTTCGGCAGATGCGTATCGATCCTTGAATCGTGAGATAGAGAGTATCATCACTAAGATGGAAATCTATCAGGCCGAAGGTGGCGCTCTTACGGCAGATCAGCTTAAAACGATCCAGGTTCTTAAAGAATACCAGAGAGAGTCTCAGTCAACTGGAGCAGGTATCGATGTTGTTGTTTCAGCAATGAAACGTCAGATTGACACTCTGGACAGGCTAAGGGCCAAGGCAGCCGCTGCTCTTGAAAATCCAATGACACAGATTGGAGCCACAGGTCTTGGTCTCGACTACAAGGATGCCCAGGACGTTAAGGGTGTTAAGGATGCTATCTCAGCGACGCGATCGGAGTTGGCCCGCCTTAGTAATCAAAAGGTACAGATCGAAATTGAGTTTAAAGCTGACACTAGCAAGCTGAGGCAAGATCTCTCCTTGGGTGAGGGAATGTTCTCAGGCAAGTCGTCTCAAGAAGCGAACGCTATTTACGCCAATGTGATGGAGGAAAGAAGACGAGTCCATAACGATACATTGGATGACATTGCACGATCTGAACATCGACTTGCAGATGCTCTCAAAAATACGGCTGGCAAGGCTAATCAGGACTTCCTCGAACTCGCTGAGGTGTTTCAGAAACTTGTTACCAATGTAAGTAACAGCGAAGAGATGATTCGTCGATTTGGTAAATCATCTGCTCTGGCAATGAGAGCCCTTGACGCCAATCTGGTAAGCGACTTTGACTTTGGTCTGTCAGGTTTACAAACTGCAACAAGTGAGATGAGTCGCTACGCTGCCAACGCGCGAAGGATGGTTAGCGATCTCGAGATGGCCAAGTTAGAGGGGGTTGCTTTCGACAGCAGTCAAGAAGCCATCTATGAAGAGCTTATTCGAACAGAAGAAGCGGCAATTAGATTTTCGAATTCGATGGGCCAAATGTCTAAGGACATTAAGCTAACTAAACAAACTGTTGATGGTCTCGAGGATTCACTCATTGCCGTCGCCGGTAACCCTGTGCTGTCAGGTAAAGTGAGTGATCTTTCAGTTGATTTCAATTTGGATCTGGCTAAGAGAGGAATCAAGACTGTTGAAGCAAGTCTAAGGACCATCGAGCAGACTGAGTATGATATCAAATTTAAGTTCGATGAAGAGATTAGTCGCATTAAGGCGGAAGCAGTTAGGCATTTAGGTAGATTTTCAGATCTGTCAGGCGACACTGCCGCCGTTGAAGCAAGACGATTAAAGATCGTCAAATCGGTTACTGACTTCTATGATCAACAGATCTCCAAGCTAGCGGCTATCAATTCAACTGCTAAAAAGATAGAGTCTAATCAGGTTAATCAACTCAGGCAGTTAGTTAATGAAGAAGAGGCGACTCGCAAGATCAATGAACTCCTTAGAGAAGGTGAGTTCATTTCGGCTAAGCTGGTTGATCTGGCTGAGAAGGAAAACTCAGCTCGCCATAATTCATTTGGCTTATCTGAAAGAGCAAGTCTTTACAAGGAGACAGCTGCCCAGGCAACTAAGTATGCTAATCGTCTTGACTCTATCACTGCAAAGGTTGCTGAGTACAATGAGGAATTGTCCTTTCAATCTATACAACAGATTAGAGCCACTGCCAGTCTCAAACAAGCAGAGACAGGCTTCAGATCTTACGCCAGAGGTATCTCGGAGGCTGAGAAAAGAAGTGCAGATTTTGATAAGAAGATAGATCAAACAGCACAGAGTCTTAAGATTCTTGCAGCGTCGAGTTCCTTACTTCAGGCCGGTGATTTAGATTTGTCAGTTGATTTTGATTTTCAGGCAGCTAAGTCCGACTTGAAAGCTCTGGATAAGATGCTTGAGGAAATTACTAAGAAGAAGCGCCTCGCTGTGATTGAGATATCTGATGAGACGAGACAAGCATCTATAGAAGCAAGAAGTAGCACTGGTCGATTCACTGGCACGCCAGCGAGTGAAATTGATTCAAAACTACTTTCTATCGAGACTGAGATTCAAAGCCGCTATGAGAGAAGGATTGAGCAGCTCGATGAAATAGAGCAAAAGTTATTTGATATTATCAACACGCAAGGTCGTGTTCTTACGAATGAAGTCAAGCAAGAGGAATTAAGAAGATCCTCTGTCAAGGAGATTGATAAGATTCAAGGAGCCACTGGTCGCGTGAGAATCGCGGCTGAGGGGGTCGATCGAGCATTTAAGGATCTCTCAAGTAATTTAAACTCAGCGAACTCAACATCTAGCTTTTTTAGTCACATCAGTTCGATGGCTAACTCAGCTCAGCGATCGATCCGAGAATCTAAAGTCGAGCTCGAAGATCTTGAGCGTCAAGGTGCTCAGCTTGACACTAATCAGATTCAGTTAAAGAATTCCACCAATCAACTAGAGCAGGAGTTCATTCAACTAGCTAACTCTACAAAAAGTCTTGAGGACTTTTTGAAGCAACTTGATAAGACGGTTGATGACGTTGAAAAATCCTTTAACGTCCTGGCAGCACATCCAGTGTTTAACGGTAGGAAGCTGGACATAAATGTTAAGTCAGATAGAGACATTGGGCAGAAGTTGCTTAAGGATCTCGAAGGTGCGATGGCCAAGATAGAGGCTAAGGATCTTGATCTTCAGGTTGATCTTCAGCTTAACCTCAGTAAGTTGAAAAAAGATCGGGCGGCCATGGAAGGCATCTTCAAGAACATGCTTCCTAAAGATGCCGACAATAAGCTCAATGCAGCTACCCAAGCACTCGTCTTTGAAGCCAGTAGAGCATGGATAGAGATCAACAAGACGAGGCAAGCGGCTAAAGATCTGTTCGACAGTAAATATCAAGATCTTTTTAACTTTAACGAGGACATTAAAGATCTTGAAAAGGTCGACAAGCTGATGGATCGTATTGATAAGGCTCAGTTGTCAATCAAGAGAAATTCTGAGAGACAGCAAATGGCCGAAGGTATGATGTCGTCTGGTGACAATCTACAGGCTATTGCTGGCATCCAACAGATGCAAAAAGTAGGCTCAGAAGCCAGGTCTATCGGAGACAAGATTCTTGAGCTTGACATGGAAGTCAGAGAGTTAACTGCCTCGAACATTAAGTTAACTACATCTCAGAGGCAGAAGGTAGATGCCCTTCTAAGTGAAAGAGGCGCATTGCTACAATTAGATGCTGCGGTTCGTAAGCGCAATGAACAGCTTGAGCGACAAAAGAGACTTGAGATCGAAGTTGGTCAAGCGCTTCAACTTTACAACGATCGCACAGCAGACTCTATTCGCGGTCAGTTTGCGTTCATCAATGCACTTACAGTCGTGACCTCAGTTGTGTTTGGCGTTCGCATGGCCTTTACAGAACTGATTAACGAGTCAAGGGCGTTCGCACGTACACTCACAGTAATGGAATCAAAGACAAATGATTTTGCCACTGTCTATGAGAACCTCAAGACTGTGACCAGAGAGGTGTCTGTTGAGTTTGGTAGGAGCATTGACGAGGTTGCTGAGATTGTGAAGCAGTTTGGTTCGGCTGGCTTCTCAGCTGAAGAGGCAATGTCAGCTCTTAGATCCACCACACAGTTGATTGTGGCTACTAATGGTGATGCAGAGACATCTGCTCGTGCAATTGCTGGTATCTATCGTGTGTTCGGAAAAGAACTTAAGCAGACTGGATCTGACATGGCCGCCTTCGCACGCATCAATGATGTGTTGTTAGGTGTCTATAAATATCACCAGGCTGAGCTTGATGAGATGGTTCAGGGCTTCAGGTTCGCTGGTAGCGCTTCGAAGCTGGCGGGCTTTACATTTTCAGAAACCTCAGCAATGCTCGCTGTTCTTAACGACAACATGATCAAGTCGGGAACGGCAGGTCGCGGGCTTCAGGTAGTTTTGGCTCAGGTAGCTGCGAAGTCAGACCAGTTTCAGGCCGCCTTTGGAGTCACTATCGATCGGGGCGCGCCATTGACCGATCAGTTTCTCTCAATGTTAGGTCAAGTTAATGCTCAGCTATCGTCGGGAGTTTACACTATTGCCGAATTGGATAAGCGATTTAAGTTGTTTGGTCTTCGAGGCGCAAGATCCTTTGCTGTTTTGGCAGAGCAATTTCCAGCTGTGCTCGAGGCAATGCAACGACTTGATAAGGAGACGAAGGGTCTTGGTAATAACCTGTCTCAGATTGTTAAGAATGAATTGGCTACTCAATTTGACAGTGCGAAGCAGGCCCTGATTGGGATCGCTCGTGAGTTCATAGAGCCATTGAAAAGTATATTGGTTATCTTTGTAGATCTTATCAAGGGAGCAAGAGATCTTTTCATTGCCTTTGATCCAATTAGCAGTGTTATTGCTTCTGTTATTTTTTTCACAGCGATCTTAGCGACGCTACTGATGACCTTAAAAGCTGTACTCACAGTTATTGTCGTGATGTCTGTTCAGCTAGGCGTATCCACGAAAGCACTAATAGGGGAGGCGACCGCAGCCAAGTACAGTGCAGCAGCTCATGCTATGTTGGCCCAGGTAAAAGCAGGTGCCACGATCAGTCAAGTAGTGGGCGCAGGAAATTTAGTCTTAGCAAATAAAGCAGTAGCTGGATCTGCGGCTGGAGTTGCTCAAGCCAATACAGCAATGGCAGCCTCTACTGTCGCTGGATCAGCGAAGCTAATCGCATTTGCAGCAGTAGCAGTCGCAGTAGTAGGTCTTTTAATCTATTTCAGTCACACTAGCAGAAGTTTGCGATCCGAACTCGATGAGCTCGCTGGGTCTTTAGCTACCGTTGAAAATAATTTGGCCGAACTTAATCGGTTCCAAGAGACACTTAATACAATTCAGAGATCGACTCTAACCCCTGATGCTAAGGCCAATTCTTTACTTCAGATCCTTGAGAAGACAAACAAGGAACTGATTCGAGGCGGGGCAATTGCTAATCAGACAAGAGACCAGATCGCGACCAATATCAATGCTAATATCATTGCTCTACAGAAAGAGGCAGATGTTCGAAAAAGGATCCTGGACCGTCAAAAGGAACAGAAGAAGATAGAGGTTGAGCTCAAGCAATTAGCTGTGGTTGACAAAGAGATTACGGGATTCGACCTTAATAAAGAGATCGAACAGTATGATTTTTGGAAACGTCTTAAGAGTAATCCTTTCGAAAACATGCGTGTTGAGCTCTCAAAGCTTTTTGGCGTTGCAAACTCAACCATCCGTGAAGGGGGCCTAGGGTCTCCGGCCTATCTGAATAAGTTGTCTAGTAGCTACGAGGATGCAGCTTTACAGGCGAAGGCAGTCCAAGACCGGATACAGAATCTTCAAGCTTCTCTTCTTAAGTCACCAGAGGACCGAGGCGGAATCTCAAGAGGTTACGTGCTTGGGCAGATCAAGGAAGCTCAGGAAGAGCTTGAGAGTATGAAGTTCGATGAGGTTGAAAAAAGATACACCCAGGAACTCGATAAAATTATCAGGGTCATCTCGGAAGCTGGAGCGTCTCTAGCAGCAGAGGGGCAGACAGCTAAGCAGAAGTCCGAAGAGATTTTCAAAACTCTTTTTGAGAATCGAGGTTTCGATGAGAAGTTTGTTTCGGCGGTTAGGAAGGGACTTGATCGTGAGTTCTTTATTCCAATTCAATTTAAGTTAGCTCCACAAGCTACTGCCGATATCAATGATCTTCTTTACACGTCGATGGTTGATATTGTTAATACGATTGATGCTCCTCTGCCGAGTAGTGTTTTTGGAGAAGTTGCAGAGGATTTTGTTCGTATTCAAAATGAGGTTGAACTCGCCGGCGAAGCGATTAAGCAGATGCAGGGTTTGATCTTTCAATTTGATTCACAGACCAATGTGAGCGCCAAGGCAACTGATCAGTTTAAGAAGGCCAAGGATCTTCTTGATGCTAATGCAAATTCTTTTCAGACGTTAAATGAGGAAGCTCAGACGTTCTCAGTAAGAACAGACTCTGTCGATGGATTCCTTAGTGGTTTGGAAGAGATGACAGGGCTCAAGACAATTTCAATGACGAATGAGTCTTTGATGGCGATGATGACTAATATCGCCTCTCTTCAGGATCTTACAGACCAGTCAACGGTCGCTCTTTCAAATAGTTTCTGGAAAAATATTACTGACAAGAAGTCATTGGCTGATGCCATGTTCGAGGAAGCAGGGGGTAAAAGTATTTCCTCCTCCGAGAAAATGGAAGTCAGTATCAAGGATCTCGCTGGTGCATATTTAAAAACTAGGGAAGCCATTCGTTCTCTTGGTAACGAGACAGAATCTGTTTTGGCTCTGAACGCCAGCTACGCGGCTGAGTTGGCAAATGCTTTTGTGAATCAATTTTTGCCAGAGATAGAGGCAGGGTACAGGAAGCTCATTGGTGGGATTAGATCTGCCATCATGTCGACAGCAGACTTGAATCCCTTAGAGCAGATGCTAAATCGATCCATGGCATTACAGCAGCAGCTGACAGCCCAACAGCTGCGAGATGGTAGTAAGGTCGCTGCTTATCATGAAGATACAATTCTGAAGATGTCAGCAGCGTCTGGCAGAGGGCTGGCCGTAGTGATGGCTCAAGAAGCCCACTTAAGGGCCAGGGAAGCAGAGGCTCTCCAGAGTCTTCAGGATAGGATCAACGATGCCAGTGAGACTCTGGCTAAGTCAACAGGGGATGAGGAGGCTGAGAAGCAGGCTGAGAAGCAGCTTGACACCCTCGTTGAGACTTACAAGAAATTAGCCGACATTGCTAAGATCAGAAAAGAGATTTCCCTTCTTAAGATCCAGGAGGCTGTTGAGCAAAGGAAGATTAACCAGTCACTTGCTGAATCAATTCGGTTTGGTAAGCGAGCTGAGTCTCTTAGCAAGGTAAAGATTAGATCTCTTGTTGCTGAGATTCAGTACTCTCTTGAGATTCTTAAGGTCCAGGAATTGCTTGGTAGGAGCCAGGAAATTCAACAGTACTTTATCTCAGGTATCTTGGAGAGAGTAGGTGACATTCTTGAGATTCAAAATGAGTTGATGGATTCGGTAGCCGAGGAAGTGGCAAGTCGCTATGAGGCCATGGCTCTCATTAAGCAGTCCCTTGACTCTAGTAACAAGGTAGCGGGGGTTCAGCAAGACATCACGGCAAAGGCAGCTAAGTTAAATCGTCTTCTCTTTGATTCAGGTCACCTTGAGAAGCAGCTTTTAAAGAACAAGAAAGCATCAGCCGAGATTCAATCTGAGATTGATAATAACCTGGCCGAACAAGCAAAGATCTTGACTGACATTTTAAGTCATGAAGAGAAGTACAAGAAGCTCAATGAGGAGAAACGAAAGTCTCTTGAGAATCAGTACGAGGTCTATAAGGAGATTGCCGATCTTTTAGGCAATGAAGTCTCAAGAGCAGAGTCAGCTCTGAGCGATTCGATTTCTAATCGCATCAAGAACATGGCCGACGACGAGATGTCAGCTAGACAATTAGCTCGAGCAGCGGGTGTCTCTGTTAACGATGCGATCTACAGACGCGAAGAAGTCATTGAGACTCTTTTCAAAAGAATGAAGAAGGATTACATCCCGACGCTGGGCGAGATGTCAGAAGAGTTTCGTCTCTTAGGTCAATACATCACAGACACTGCAAAAAGGCAGGCTGCGTTTTTAAAGACATCTCAGTCCTTGGCTAAGGATCAGGCATCAATCGAGCTTGAGTCCTATTATATGAACCTTGGTAAGAACACCAAGAAGTCACTTGAGGACGCTGGTAAGAACCTTGAGAAGTTCAAGTCACTCATCTCAGATGCGTTTGTAGGAGATCCAGAAGATCCTAACTTTGAGGCTCAGATAGCTGCTCTTAATCTGTACATTCAGAAGAGGCGCGAGCTTCAGTCCGCAGAGATGAATGTTACAGATGAAGCTAACTTAAATCTGACAATAGCTGGTCTATCCCCAGAAGAGTTCTTCAATTTTGTCCGAGAGAGGTTGCAAGGTATATTCAATACTCTTAGCGAAGTAGCAAGTGACGATGGCTTGCTTGCTATTTTGCGTGGAGAGTATCAGGCAGCATTTGGTTTGAACGAGGCAGCAAAGAAGTCTTTTGAAACTTCAGTCAATACATTAGTTGATTCATTGAACTCGCTATCAGTAGTGATCTCAACCAGTGGCCTGATGGAAAGCCGAACTGGACCTAAACTGTCAGGCAGTTTAAAGCTGTCTATTCCTGGCTTTCAAACAGGAGGTCGTATTCCAGGCTACGGAGGCGGTGACATTATCCCTGCCATGCTCGAGCCAGGTGAGTTCGTCATTCCAAAACACATTGTGAAGAAGATGGGCTCTGGTTTCTTCGAACAGTTGAGAGTAGGTAATGTCCCAGGCTTCCAATCAGGTGGTAACGTTGGTAACGTTGCCTCTTCAGAGTACGATAGTCTATCTGCTGATCTTATTGGCAAGCACCTTGGCGCTATTTCTCAAAATCTGATGCATTTTAGAAATGATGTTAACAAGATCGCAACTGGCTTGTATGAACGGATTAACACCATTGAGTTAATTACTGGCGTGAACTACTCTAATCCGCCAAAAATTAAAAAGGATCTGTCCGCTGAAGAGCTGGTTGACAGGATTGATAAGGTTTTCAGAAGTGGAGACTTGAGGGAGTATCTCTATACAGAGTTTGTCTCTCTTCACCGAGCTAACGCAACTAACGCAAAGGTCATTATTGCCAATCTCAAGGAAGAGTTGTCGAATATTGAATTCACTGTTTACCAAGATGAAGCTTCGACAAAGAAGCTAGCGACAGGTGGTCGTATCCCAGGTTACGGAGGGGGAGATACTATTCCCGCAATGCTCGAGCCAGGTGAGTTCGTCATTCCAAAACACATTGTGAAGAAGATGGGCTCTGGTTTCTTCGAGCAGCTGAGAGTAGGTAACATCCCTGGTTTCAGCGCTGGCACTCCAGGAGATCCATCTGGTGGAAGTTCTGTTATGTCGGTTGGCGCTATACAGATAGTTAATGCTGTAGACAAAGCCAGGGAAAGCATTGACACTAAATTAGCAAGTGCGGATGAGAACATCTCAGGTGCGATCGACAGGCTACAGAGTTCAGTTACTACCACTGAGGGGATCGGTAAGCCAGTTCAAAAGGCTCTTCAGGCAGCTCTTAAAGTGGCCAACAGGGATAAGAGTCAAGCAGACATCGATTCGATTTCAGGGACAACATCAGGGACTCAAAATATCAAAGCATCTATCGACTTTTCCAAAGTTCCGTCTGTTAAGAAGGAGCTGGATGAGTGGGTAGGACGAGCTAAGATTACGGGTATCCTTATTGAGAAGGGTCTCCAAGTTGCGGTCGGCGGAATCAATCTCATTGCCAGTGAAATATCAGGTTACTTGGTGCCTGAGTTCGCTGCTGAGAATGCTAGACTCAGAAAGGAATTGCTTGAGTCTATTAAGCAGATCAACAAGCAGTACCAAGACAGCGTTCAGAACCAGATCGTTGCGCTTCAGCGAAATGAGTCAACTTACTATGCCTATCTAAATGCAATTCAGGACGCAGAGAGATCGAGGCAGCAGCAGATCTTGGATGCTCAAGACACCTATCGCGAGTCGCTTAAGAAGACAGGTCAGGTGATGATGGAAATTGTTTCCAACTTCTCCGCAAGCGTACTCTCGGGAGCTGGTGATATCGGTAATAGCATTGCCGAATCGATCGCCAGTGACTTGAAGGAAAAGGTCAAGGGAGCAATAGCCGCTCCGTTTATCTCAATGAGTGATGCGGTGGAGTCTCTTTTTAAAGGCAAGACTGATCCTACCACGAATACTCAGACAGGAGGAGTTGCTACTGGTATCAAGAATGGTGTGTTAGCTACCATTGATGGTGTGTCGACTGCCATTAACTTCCTGAAGACAGGCTCAGCAGAGCTGGAAAATATGGATCCAGGCGGTGGTGTCGAGAAGGCAGCAATGTCATTCGAGGAGTTCGCCAATAAGGTTGGGGCTGGAACCTTTGACCTTCTTCAGAAAGGTGCCGAACTTGGAACGATGCTTTCGGGGTTTGCGCTGGGAGCCGTTACTGATTTTGTTTCAAAACTAATCACGATGTCCATGTCGGAAGACAGTGGTAAGGGGACTGTGGATTTTGTTGAGAAGTTTATCACCGAGTTACCAAACGCAGCACCTGCTTTCATTGACAAGTTGATTGAAAATGCCGATCGCCTTCTGACAGCTATCTCAGAAGGGATGCCAATGGTTATTGGTGTCTTACTAGAAGAGGCACCTAGATTCCTTGAAGCTCTGGTTACCTCGCTCGAGCAGAATCTTCCAAATATTATCCAGGCATTGGCGGATGCCCTTCCAATCCTGATCCAGAAACTTGTTCCTATCCTAAGCCGACTGGTGATGCTTGTTATCAGTCAGATTCCAGTTATCTTGGAGGCACTGGCGGAATCTATACCCACACTCATGATAGAGGTGCTCAAGCAATTGCCTATGATTGCACTGGAGCTTCTCAAGGCGATTATAACGGCCATCCCTCGAATGATAGGAGGTTTCTTCAGCGGTATATTTGGAGGTATTTTCCATCAGGGTGGAGTTGTAAATACACCTACTCAAGAAGCATTGATCTTGGCGAAGAAGGGTGAGGGGATTTTGACTCCAGAAACTGTTAGGCGAATTGGTGGAGCATCTGCTATTCAAGCATTAAACGCAGGCATGGATCCTAATCAGTTGGCACCAAACATTGTTGACCCTATGAACCTGGCGAGACAGACCAAGATAGAGAAGATCTCACCGACTCAGAATCAGAATAATTCGGTGGTTAACAATAGCTTCTCGATGTCAGTGCCAATTACAGGAAACGAGACCGACCGAGACCTACGAGCTAAAGCTGATACCCTGATTGAGATGGTTGACGAGGGTCTCACTCGCTTGGCTAAAGACAGAAAATCTAAGTTCGCGAGAAGAGCATGACATTTGTTAAGAACAGAAGAGGAAGTGACCAGATAGCGTTTAACCGGATTGCTTTTGATCTGGTCACTGACTCTGGTCAAACGGACCTGTCTGATTTTAGGCCAGGACTGTCACTGATCTGGGACGTTGATCTTAACTTCTCCACTCTACTTACTGGAACAAGAAATATTTTCATGGGACAGGGAGCTGAGTTTTCTTTTCAAGATAGCCTAGATAATTCCGACAAGAGCCTTTATGTGGAGTACAATGCGTCGGGAGAGTCAGAGCTCAGGGTTTCTTACTCGAGCTCCTTGAGTGGGCTAGTAGTTATACTCACTCAGGTGGATGGTGTTGTTTCAATTAGCGGCAGTACGTTCGACGAAGTTGATACATATCTGTGGAAGATTATTGATGGAGTTGGTGAGCCTGGTTATTCAAGGAAGCTCCGCTTAACAGTTGTTTCTGGGTCTATTTACCTTTCTGTGCAAAAAGATGGAAAATGGTTTGTTCCTTTTATTGCCGGCGTAGCTGGTATCCAGAGAGCTGTCTTTCCAATGCCAGTCGGACCAGAAGATGATTTGGATTATGTTTATGAGTATTTGAGCCTGGAGGTTAATACCTTCACCATAAATGGTAGTTTCTCTGTAAAGTCGTCATTTGATCCTATTGTTTATCTTGACACGCCTCAGCTAGACACGGCACCCTTCTGTCACTTCGAAGCTGATAACGGCAAGGCCCTTAGTTTCACATGTTCAGATCTTGCAGAAGGTGAGCATACATTAAGTTACCTTAATGAAGAGTATCTGCTGTACGTTACTTCGAACTACGACTCAAGAGATTACCCTATTCTAATGCCATCCTCAGTGGCAAACCTAATCTGCGAATCAGGGTCTGTGTTGATCTGTCAAGACGAGGCGATTGCTGGTGCCGACAATATCGGTAACATGACAGTTTACCCAATGTGTTGTTTTGAAGACGGCTCCTTGAGAGACGCTACCCCATTTGATGTGGCTGTAAGTCGCTCCGGCTACTTGACACAACAAGACGATCGGACTCAGCTTCCCGACTTTCTAATTAGAGAAGCTGATGGCCAGACCTATGGTTGTAACTTTGAGTTCCAGAGAATATTTAAAAACGAATGGGCATTTGAGCATCAACCAATAGTAATGCGACAGTGTAAGTGGTCCACAGGGCGTAGAGTTTTTTACGGACTGACATCTCAAGACACAACTTTGTCTGGGGATATTTCGATAGACATATCATTTACCCACTTTAGCCGTGACCTGACGGACTTCGGAATTCCAGGTTTCTTTTCAGACTCGGCGTACGTGGTTAAAGTCATTCGTGAAGATTATGAGCAAATCTTTACCTCTGGGATCATTCAAGATCCAGTGTTCTCTTTGAGTCAGATACTCACTTTACCTGGCGATCCGTTTGGGAGATTCTTCATAGAGATAAGTTTTTTTAGTTTCTTTGAGAGCGCAGGCAATGAATTTTTTCTTTTTCCAATAAAGGGAATGAGAGCCCAGGTTGAGGTCTATCGAGGAGCTGACTTGATTGAGCAAGCTACCTTTGAAGTCTTGCACGACATGTTCATAGATGGCTATGGGTACATTCCTGTCGCTGAACCCACTGACGTAGGTCGTACAGATGCCCCTTACAGTAGTGCATTTCCGTTCCACACCAGAAACAAACTTCATTTTGAACTGATGCCACTTGAGGCTGATATTGTATTAGCTTACTACGATCCATCAACGTCATCTCTTTCAAGTTACAGCAGTGGAGAAGCGGTATCACCCTCTGTTAAGCTAACTAAAGTATTAACTAAGACGCGATCGATCTCAGCCATCGAGCTTAGCAGCGGTCATATTTGTATCTTCTATCGACTCAAAGATAGTGCACTTGAAAATCCATTCTTTGATTCATTTGAAAACAATTACATCAACTATGATGTGGTTGACATCGATACTGGCGTCATTGTTTATGGCGGGCGTATTGAGTTCGAGAGCTACCTTGGCGACACTCATTCGCTGTACGCGTTTGAAGTCGTTCGAGAGAACGAAAGTGTTCTAATCATCACATCCTGGCGCGACATGGACAACAAGGTTCCAAGGCCGTCCAACCAGCACCCTCTAATTACTTACCCAATCTCGCCAAGCTCGGTTGACGGATCTAAGGTGTTCTCTATTTCATGGAACACGGCGTTCTTGACAGACACCACTCGACTCAGTACAGCGACTGCCGACTTCAGTTTGAATGACATTATACAAGCTCAAAGACTTTTGAACGCAGATTACTATGCAAGAGTTCGAGGTCGAAACTTGGATATGAAGTTTGCCTTGGCAGGCACAATGAGAGCTCACTACTGTGATGAGATGGACTTAACGGTACTGTCTCTTGTCGACAACTCATCAAGACAGCCTTTGGTTTTAATGGGCAAGGCGGGTCGTTTTAAGCCAGTCGCGTCACCAGCTTTTTTTAATACCAACACCTATGATGTGTACACCCGTTCTTTTCGAATAGACGCAGTTAGTTCGGTGATTGGTCATGACGGTATGATTTATGGATTGGCAACAAGAGGCTCTTGGATTCAGCTTGGGGTCATTGACCCGTCTATCTACTGGCGAGCAAATGCTACTTTGATAAATGCTGAGCAGCCTTACGCGACAAGGTTCGGTCAGGAAGAAGAGGTTGATGATATTCAGTACCCTAACTGGACTAAGAAGGATTTTACTGATTACTTCATTTCAATTCTGTCTGACAAGACTAGTGAGATTTTGTCTTTCATGTCAGGTACTATTGTCCAGCCAGTTATTGTTGATCTGGCGATGCATCAGCATTACATGACATTTTCATTCGGTAGCGAAATTCCATTTCCATTTCAGAATGAGAATTGGTATCCGCTAATTGCTTTTCAAAATGGCCATTTAGACTCTGCGCCTAATGAAACAACATGTGCATTTTCATGGCAACCTCACTACGAAACTGCATCTGGATCCAACTACTCTATCTCGTTTCAAGAGTCGTCAGTATCTCCTTCTAACTTGTCTAACAACAGTTACGCTGTGCTTCGAAATAATAACTATGACTACGCTCAGCTCTCGCCACCAGATGATATCGGTGACAGGCTTATGCTTAGGTATCGACTTGGGTCTGGTTATAAATTCAAGGCAAGAGTGAGAACACTCGAGACGGCCTACACTGAGGCATTTGTCCTTGTAGCGTCTGCTACTGGTTTTTACGATGAGTACAATTGGCAGGAAATTCGTTTAGGTAGTCTACCCCTGACTGAGTACGACTTGGTTTATGGTAAGGTTGGTTTTGAGATTTCAAATAATTCTGTTCAGCCGTTTGAAGTTACTAATTATCTCTTTGGAGGGAGGACTGCGATTGGAAATCCAATCGCAATAGAGCAAGGGACTACTTACGACTTGATCATCTACATGAAGCAGTCGGAGAGAAACCTGGCTCAAGTGACTTGGCTGGTCAAACAACCTGTTGACTTCGATTCAACGACTTATGATTTCAAAAATGAAGTCATCGGTTACACAAGCAAGATTGTTTCTCTCTTTAGAGATGTTAACCAGGTTGAATTTGGTGGCGAGCCATACACCTCAATCGAGATTTCTAGTGATGGGTCTTACAATCTTCAGCAGCTTGAGGTTTATTCTCTTGATCTGGGGCTTCTCAGGAGCGAATCGTCAAGTTATTTTCGAACATATTTTGGTAAGGGAGATGGGCTAGATTCAATCCTTGTAGAAAATATTCAGCCCAGTGACCTCGGGCAGTGGAGGCAGTTTAATGACGAGAGACTGTTGGTGTACCAGGGCCAACCTCAGTATGGTTTTGTTATCGGGTACAGTGATTTCAACCAGGCATCCATGTCATTTCACTACTACAATGGGTTTACATTTACCTTCGGTAATTTAACGGCATTTTCAAATGATACCTGGGAAGTCAGTCGAGTGACCGCTAATCCCATATCGTCCGCTCATGTGAGTAACTTGCATGGTTATTGGATTTCGGACGCGGATAACAAGACGATTCTCATCGAGCTTGAGAATATTGATGATGGGTTGTTTAGAATAGATGCTGCTGTGGTATCTGGTTCCAATTTTAGAACAGCTGCCTTGTTGGAATACGATGCCGACTTAACCGAGTTCACGGCGATTGGTGTATTTGATTCAACCTATTGTTTTGTTGATGTCAATGAAGCTGTTCGCCAGGGGGACGATGGGTTTCTGACTATCGATCACTGGTTAGATCTTGGTCGGTGGTCAGAAGAGGTCAAGTACATCTCAATAGGTGACTCTCAGCCAATGAAGATTATTGATGTAAGGGGAGTCAGCTTAAAGGTTAAAGTTCCTTTTGTCGGCTCGATACCCACAGGATCGGCAGTAATTTTTGGTGGTAATTCTTTTGTTAAGTTAACTAAACCAATTTCAGCTAAACAGATATTTGTTTTGATCCCAGATCAGATTACCTACGAAGGCCACTATGCAGTTCATACAATTGACGCTGGTAAGGTTTTGGACGTGAGTCCAGACACAGTCAGCGAGGGGTTCTTCTCTGAACAATGCGTTGTTAATAGGGATTTGATTGTAGGCAGCCAGGCATTCACTCAGAGAGAAACTACTAGCCAATCAAAGTCCATCGAGTTGAATTATGCAACTCACCTTCTGAAGACATGGATGGAGATAACATCACTAGTGGAAAGTCTTTCAGTTTCACGTATCCCCGTCTGGGTTTTTCGTGATATGAAGTTCAAACGAAAAGACTTTAATCTGGCTTTAATATCATCGGCTCCGTCTTACTCCCTCTTGCTAGACGACGACAGCGACGAGTCTTATCAGATTACAATTCCACTGAGAGCGGTTGAATGAGATACCTTTCGTTAATAGTGCCTGAAAAGATTTACACTGAGAATGTAGGTACAGACTCAGGTGAAGAGCATATCAAGTTAACCTCACACGACGATGGCCCAGAAATTTCCTTTCTTAGAAAAGGAGACTCTGCGTCGCAGGGATTGCCGCTTTCGGTTTTACCAAAGACAGGGATACCAGGCGGGGTCTTTAACCGATCTAAGTCAAGAAGGTTAATGACCAGAAAGATCTTTTTACCATACAAGTTGGCGGTCAGTTTTGAAGAGGAGCCAACTAATGAAGATTTTTATGGAGTCACAGAGCTAGGTGTTCGTAAGTTCATGCGGAGTACCTTTAGTGATCCCATGACAACAGACACTCGTGGATCTAAGCATCGCAACAGTAGAATTTTTTCTTTTGAGGGTGATCTTTTTTACCTATGCGAGCAAAGGGTTTCATTCGGATCTAACTTTGCTACCGTTCCAAAGATTTTCAAGTACGATAAGTCACTGGACGAGTTCCAGTTCTATCATGTTTTTGATGATCCTGTTTCGATTTACAGGTCAGCTTCCAATGATACTCAATTTGGATCTCCAGATTACTTTGTGTTCAAAGGAATGCTTCATGTGGGTTATCGAGTAATCAATAAAGATGCCAGGCGAAATGAGATTTTGATTTGGAGACAGACCAAGCAGGGTCAATGGATCAAGCTTTCTACTTTGCCCATCCTGAACTCGTTTGATAATCTTGAGGTTAAGAGTCTTAAGATCAGAATAGCAACGTCCTCTGACGCAATCATGGTTGTGTATTATTCGATAGATCAGTTCAATCGAGGGGCCCAACCTAGGGAAAGACATGACATGCGAAGTTATGTCTCCTACGACGGTGTGAACTTTACAAGTAAAAGTAAGTCATTTGACACTATTTCTCTTGATGGAAATGGGAACTTTCTCAATGGCCTTAACGTATCTAACATGGCGTATCATTTCATTCCTCGCCAAGAGTACACAGGTGATAATAGTGTTTTGGTTGGTTCCAATGTCAACTTTGCTTTGTACTATGACACTACATTAGCATCGTTTGTTATTTTGAAGTCTGGAGATCCAGCTGGGAAGATAGATCCATTGACAGGCGTAGCTGATTTAAATGGTAATGACACTTGGCTGATGGGTATCAAGACGGTTGATGGCGACTACAGTACGTGGGAAAACTGTGTCAATTTTGAGCTCTCACCAAGTAACACAGGTATCCTTCCAGACGAGTCAGGGATAGTGTTCGGGTCACCTGATACCAATTCCGAATTAGATTCCATGACATACCGGCTTAGGATCATCGACATTGATGTTGTGCCTGGCATTGAAACTAATGTCATGGCGATCACCTGGCGTGAGTTCAATGGCCATGACAGTAGATCAGGGACTTGTTTAAATGAGTTTGAGTTCGTGTCGGCTGATCAGATCGAGGCTGGCTCTGATGACTATCATTACGAAGTAGGATCTAAGTCTCATCCAGAGTGGTCTTTCCTGACCAGGCGTTTCGATCCCGACGCATGTGGCCTGTTCGGGGGAGGTACGTATTCGGTTCCACCCGTGACTGCCTATGTGAATTCGATTTCAATCTGTCGATGGCGAGAACAGATCGTTGTAACTTCTTTTTCTAACTTCAGAGTTGTTTTCACGATGTTTAGCCAGTGGCAAAACGTTTCGGAAAACTCAGGTTATCAAGTCGCTTACAGTGGTATCTTTGGACCTGTTACAAGGTTTTCATATGTTGATCAGGTAGGTGGCACCTACAATAGTGTCAACTCAACTTATCTATTCACAGCTGCATCTGGAGCTATATTCTTAGCGAACTCAGGATCTCCAATTACACCAGATCTCCTGTCCCTGAATCACCCCACGAAACTCTCAAGGTTAGCGACAAAGGTTAGGTTTGTGGTCTCTGTAGTAGATGGAAGCAATGCCGAGGTTTTGACGGTTCGGCTAAAATCTATTCTTGAGAATGTTGATGTAACGATCAGTCTCGAGATTGGTGAGATATTTGTCTTCACAGACATTGGCAGCGGAGATGTTCTTCACACTGAGTGGGCGGTTCCAGTAACTGATTGGTCATTGCCGTATGAGTTTATTTTTGGGAATAGTGGTGCGAGTATTTATTTGTACTATCGCTTGGTAGGTACAGACAAATTCTTTTTAGCTGGGAAAACAACTGTAGTCCCAACTGGAGCTTCTCTTGGCCCGTTCGGACATGTGCTCGTTGGTGCGCTAGGTGGGACAAGTGATGTTGTCTTTTACGATCTCCAAATTGGTACTTACAACAAGGCTCACCGAGCTACCTTCGCTGACTCATTAAACTTTTCGACGTCAGAGCTTGGTAACAGATCCTTGAGTGGGCCCAATTGCCCCACAGTGAAGTGCGCTGAGTTGCCTTTTGAATTGATGGATGGATCTTTAGTTAGCTTAAGAGGCATACCTCAAATGAGTTCTGCGGATCTTGAGATCTACAAGTACGAGTTTGTAAGTAGCGAGACATCGAATACTCCGGTTAGCCTGGTGGATGGCCTATCAGATCGTCTTTTCGACGTTACGAAAAGTCATTCGATCTTAGATCATTGTCACTGCTATAAGTCAGCGCCTCCACTTGATTCAAATGACACTGATTACGGATATCAGTTTTTGTTCAGAAAAGAACCTAGAATCTTTGACGCCTTCTCCCTGATCAATGCTTTTGGATTCCACTGTTTCAATCTGATTCTTGGTGAGCATGATGGAACTTCATGGACATCTGTAACTGGCCAGGTTAAGTACAAGCTGACACGCAAGGAGCTCACTACATACGAGGTGCAGGGGGCTTCTTTTTCGGTCTCAGACATTTTCGACCAGGGGCAAATTATTGGATATTGTGTAATGAAGTATTCCACAATAAGTGAAACTTACGAAGACACTTTTCAGGTCAAGAGGAACTTTCAGCGAGTCATCATTCTTGATCGTGACATTGGCGTGTTCGAAGAACATCATGTGATGCACCTGTTTTTCACATCAGCTTCTTATCAGTTACCAGAGGAGCTGTTTGAAATCAGTCAACAAGCTACTCACGTTGGCTTGAGGATATTTGGTGTGCCCTCCACTAATCTGATTGGTCTTGGTGAATTCATTGTAGGTCAGTCGTTTGACCTGAGTGAGTTTACAAATCAGATGTCAGCTACGATGGAAGGTGACGTGACTGTTACCGATGGCGAGTACGGTCTTATCTTTAACAAGGGTGCTACCTACCGGCCAGCAGTTGAGTCGTTTTCAATAGATACTTCTGTGAGGTTCGGAGGGATGACTCTCACAAATATGTTGCGTCAAGTACAAAGGGATGAACTCTTGATGGCCTTGGTTGAACAACGTTCGAATGGATCTAACTGGACGTGGCCAGTAGTTAAGGGCAACGTTTCATATGGTTCAATGGACTACCTTCAAGAGATCAATGTTAATCTTATTGCTCAAAATTATTTCGCCAGAAAGACCAGGAAAGAAAGGTACTCTCCACCGGTACTTGAACTGACATACTCACCTGAGTTTGTCCTGAATGTTATTTCCACGATTTCAGCGACAGCAACAGATCCATCTGGTGGTACGCTGACCTATGACTGGTTTGTTAGCTCGGTGAAGGTGCCAGAAACGACATCAGATCTGGACCTGACGGTTACCGAACACAAGTCAGTCGAGGTTATCAGATGTACAGTAACATCATCAATAAGTGGGCTGAGCGAAACAAAGTTTGCTTACTTGTTCAGAAGAGACATTCCTCAAGTTGAATCAGTTGAACTGGTTGACCTATTGGATCCTATTGTTATTGGAGATCCAACAACTACTTTAGTCACAATCTCTATTGTGCTAAGCTCTGGTTTTGACTTTGGTTCGAACTACGCAAGAGGGTCGTTGTCTTTCTACAAAGACTCTGGAGAGATAGACCCTGTAACTGGAGAGCCTATCTATCTCAACGATTACTTTATCAACCTGGCTTTCTCATTCACGAACACGGCATCTGTGATATGGGCCGGATACCGAGCTGAGGTTGAGTTGAGATTCTTTGGTACGACAATTGATGTGGATTTTGAGCTGACTTCGGACCCAATGGTATCTACAGTGGTCATGGTTTATGAAGACGAGTTCGGCTTTAGAGAAGTTAGACTCTTGAATGTAACTGTATAGGCAACAACAACATGAAACACTTTGCAATTGATATACGATTGAAACAAGCATGGTTCCGCTTTGCAACGGAGCGCATGGCCTTAAACGATCCAGAAAGGGGTTGCGGGGAAGACGTTTTTCTGCCCTACCTACCGAAGATTGTGTCAGTTGATGCCGTTGACAAGGAAGTGAGCCTCACAGGTAGTTCTCCCATTCCTAGTATCAAGGTATCGATTCATGACGTGACTCGTAAACTTGTTGAGACATTGTCAGAGGGGTTTGCAGAAGAAGCCTCGGCTACCGTTCGAATGATTGAGGATGGCATTGAGATTGATAGGGTAGTGGGTTTCATTACTGATGATAACTGGAAGGATGGCGTTATCACGTTCACTGTGAGATCTGATGAGGACATTGAGTCAGCTGATAAATTTAAGTTATTTTCATTTGATTCTTTTCAGCACATGGAGATGCTCTCTCCAGTCAGAGTCGATGTAGGTGTCGACATTCAGGTAAATAACAGCACTCCGTGGCGAATTTTTAAATCAACTTTGCAAAGGTCAGCAGTTGCCGAACAGGTCTTCACACTTGTGACCGGAAAAATTGTTATTCCATATTATTCCTATGAGACAGTAGCTACTTTCAATACAAGAGGTAAGGCTGTATTGCCAAATGTCAATGTCATTAAGTTAACTTCAAAAACAAATCAGTTCAACATAGTGTATCCAGCTACCGAAAATCTTAATAATGATTGGATGGACGGATCTGTCGCTGACGATACATACCTTAAGGAAGTTACCACTGGTCCTCTTTTTAATAACATCATTAAGACGCCTTCGAATTATGCCTATGCCATTATTGGAAATTCAGAGACAGGTACTCAGGAAATATTTGCATATGCGTTTTGCCTCAAAGGTGAGTTCTGGTCGATAGATGCTGGCTCGGGTAGTCCTGGTTTTGTAACGGCAGCGGGTGGCAGTGCAGAGCATTATTTTCTGTCAGGTATACCAACTCCAGAATACCCAGATCCTTTGGGAATTTTTGCTACAGAGCCTGAAGAGGATGCTTTCGCAGATGAGTTCCGCATAAAATATTACCACGCACCAGGGGAGATTTGTGCGCCCAGTAATGGTGTGGACATTATCTATGTTGACGCTGGTAATTTGATTCCCAGATACGAGAACGATCCTGATCTCTCTACTGGCTTGCTATGGGCAGGGAGAACAGTCACGTTCGATAATGCCATGAGTGAAGGTAGTGATTCTTCAAACACAATAGGGCGAACAGCTAAGGCATTTTCCAGGTATCACATAGCCGAGATATTTGAAGATATTTACGATGATATTAACGACACTGGAATCATTCCTTATGTTCTCAAAATTGAAATTCATAACAGGACATTGAGTCCTCGACACTATTATGCCATCAAATTTAATGGTTTTCCGATTTATGAATTACCAGCAGAGATTTCTCCAGACGCGAAGCTACTTGTTGCAAGATTCGACTATGCTATGCTCAGCATGGATCTCCCATTGAATAACATTAAGGAAGTTACTTACGATCGACTCTACGCGAAGATTGCAGCAGGTAACGTACCTCAGCAATTGGACAATCGATACCGAGGTGCAAGGGTTGATTCTGTCAAAGACCTTTACAATCTGTTGACCACTGTATCTAGTGGCCAAGCGGATTCAGCGGTGTACGATCCTGGTAATATTCAACAGATCAATGATGCTGTTATCAATAACGCTACCGAGCGATTTGCCATTTGTACAAGGAGTAAGTTTGTTATCGTTGATAGCGAGCTTTTTGAGCGTCTTTATTTTCCAACACGAGGTGGCAGTCTTTACAGCTACTTAGAGACGGAGATGATTGCCGGTCTAGCTATTGTAAGAAGGATTGGCTACTTAGCTGATCCTGATATTTTTGAAGATGATACTGTTGGTGATAACTATTTGACGTCCTCTCCGACTGGAGCATCTGCCTGGACAAATATGATGGTAGTTGCACCATCTGCTGTGAACCTGGCCGACTGGAGTGAGAATGGGTTTGAAACCTGGGAAGACGAAGCGAAATTATTTTTCGCATCTCAGCGGTATCGAGTTATCCGAGATGCTGTTCCAGAGAATTCAAATGACCTTGGTAAGATGTTTCCAATTGTTTTTGGGAGGGTACATCGGGTGCCTTTGATTCAGGCCATCTCAAGGAAGGTGATGTTAACGGATGAGGTGACTTCAGGTGATGATGTTTATGTATTTGCATCTCATCGAACTGATGTCAAAACCTCAGTAGACATTAAGCTTGAGTGGTTCTCAGATGATAATTCGGTATTGGAAAACGAGGAATTATTTGATCCATCTATGCGAAGAGAGATTGTTGAATCGCCGTTCCCAATTAAGAAGTCAGGTCACTATGAAGTAGAAGAAATTGATAGTGTTTTGAATTTGAAGTTTGTTGGTGACATTAGTAATCCCTATCATATGATCACCCCACTAAGGACGCTGGACGGAACTTCCTTGAGCGCAATTAAGTTGAGAGGGGATGAGTGGGATGAGAGAGCAGGACGTTTTGATAAGCGATACCCTATTAGGAATGGGTTGGGATCGACTACCTTGTACGGGACGTTCTCTGGGTACATAGACGAGCAGAACAGGTTGATCTCTCACCCCGTTGACGTGATCGCTACTTACGTGAAGCTTTATGGATCTTCGTCTCTCAATGAAGACTTCATCGACCAAGATAGTCTTGCCCTGGTCAAGAGCCAAACGCCTAGATATACGTCATCTATTTTTCTGAATGAACCCATCAAGACCAGTGAGCTTATCGAGAAGATATGTAATGAGTTTGGCCTGATGTACTTCATTTCATCTGGCAAGATTAAAATCATTCTCCCGGACATGAAGTTTGCGAACTATTCGAAGCCACTTTCAGAGGGTCTGAATTTGATTGAGGGTATGGTCGATCGCTCTGAGGGGTACAAGGACATTACGAATCAAATCAAATATGAGTACCGAAAGAATTGGGTAAATAACTCCTACGAGAAGATTCTGGTATTGAACTCAAGCAACAACGAAGAGTGCGCAAGAGCGACTCTGGTGAGAGGGCAAAAGAAAGAGAAGTCGGTAAAAGCTGACTTCGTTCGGTCCTCTTATGTGGCTAAGGAAGTTGCGATTCGGTATTCAAAATTATTGTCAGGAAAAAGACGAAAATTGTCTTGCCGCGCAAGGTATGTCGAGGGTATAGTCTTTTCACCAGGAGACATTATTCCCGTAACGTATAGCGATTTTAAACTCGACAACACCTTAGCCATTGTAACTAAGGTAACGGTAGGTAGGTTAGCCATGGACCTTGAGCTTTTTATCTTGGGAGGTTTAGATGATTATCATTCTTGAGGGCAGGGATCTTCAGGATGTCATCCTTGACTTCATTTCCAGGGAGTTTCCAGGGAAGCCAATCGACCTTGATGATGAGGGTAACCCCATGATTTTTATCAATCATGCTCAGTACGATCAGCCTCGCATTGAAGTTCATTTGAAAAAGAAAGATGATAGTCGTCAAGAAAGTGACCATTACCTTGTCGGTTTTGACGACGATGACATTCTTTACTGAAGCCACAAAGGAGACGACATGAAGCCATCTGGTTTGGATCTTAGAATTTTTTACAGACGATTTGAAACTCTTTTTGAACGATTGACAGGTCAAGATTTCAAGTGGAATTCAGGGGAGAAGGGTAAATATGTCAATGGATACATTCGTATGTGCGAAGCCATGGGAGTAAGGGATGAGTCTCGCATTGAAGAAATGGTTGATCTTTACATGCAGCTACTGGAGTCACAGTTGGTTTCGTGGTGGCGATGGCCAAAGGCTACTCGAGTAAACTTGTTCGGATTCATTACTAATCTTGATCAGATTAAGATTTTTGCAGGCAAAAAGAAACAGCCATTCCTGAAAATGTCGTCGGCTATGGAGACTGGGTCCGTTGGGACAGAAACTCAGGCTGACTGGGATATTTAGTTAGCTTAAGCATTAACGTATTAGGGGTAAAGATGCTTTTTAGTAAAGAGCCACCTGTTCTCGAGGAGATGTTTCTCCGATTACAATCACTGAAATCCCAATTTACCTCTCGTAGAGAATACGAGGCAGCTGTTCGTCTCATCTGGTCTGGCATTCCAGAGCAGGTTGCTAGGGAAAGGGTCAGTGGTAGCGAGATTCGTGATAAGGATGTCTACGAATTTGACCCAATCAGCTTGAACGTGCTGAGGGCTAAGCCAATAAAGATCTGGGAGAGCGTCCTCTCAGTAGCTGAGGAACATATTGAAAAAGTTCTTGCTAGGAGCTACAGCTTTTTGTTCTACGGAGCCAATGGCTCTGGAAAAACTCATTCGGCCATTCAGTTTCTTTGCACAGCGATTGAGAGCGGCTACTCTGGGTATTACATTTCACTAAGGGATCTCTATCTCTTGTTTAATGAAGTTAGCTTTAAAGAGCATTCTCAGACGCAAGCAGATCTGCTCGCATTCATCTCGACAGTGGATGTCTTGGTATTGGATGAGGTAGGAAAAGAGACATTGTCTGGACCGGTGATTTCTTACGTTGAAGATCTTTTGAAAACTAGATCAACTAAGCCATGTAGCACCATCATCTGTTCAAACATTCAAGTCCACAAGAAAGAGTTTTTGACGCGATACGGTAACTCGGTTTGGGACATCATTAGAGGTAATTATTTTGTTTATCATTTCTCTGCCGATGGTGATTTTCGTAAACAGTTTCGTAAGACTTTGGATCTGTCATGACTCACAAAATTAAAGACTTTGAGAAGGGACTCATCGCAGCATGTCTCCAGGATCGTAAGATCCTCGATAGAGCTGTAATGGCGAGGGTCAAACCACAGCACTTCAAGGACCGTGATTGTAAGATCATATTCGATGTGATTACTAATCTAGCCAAAGAAGGATCTGAAGTTAACTTCAAAACTGTTTCGATGACAGTTAGTCTAAGAACAGATATTGAAGATCGTCACAAAGATGTTATCAAGTCGAAGGTAAAATCTTACTCAACAGACGAAGTAGATATAGCTGAGTTCTCGATCAAAACAATGATTGAGAAGCGAAGAGTCACTGACATTACGTCGGCCATTGGTGAGATTGTTGATCGCATCCATGATGGATCCGCGTCAGCCGATGAGCTGGAGAACGAGCTTTCGTTTCTAATCAAGTCTCTTTCGGCCAAGGGAGAGAGCATCGACCTTAGTGAGTACAACACCCTGGAGGCATGGCAGTCTCGTGTCGCTGAAAGGCAGCTGATACAGCAGGCCATTACTGATGGTGGATCAGGCTACTTTCGTTTAGCGGGCTACCTCAATGTGTTTGAGGACTACTTCCCGATGGGCTTTCCTCCCCAAACAATCACTACAGTCGGCGGGATGACAAACGTAGGCAAGTCTCACATGATGAATGCATTTGCCTACATGTCAATTATGCCAGAGAACGCATGTAATACTTTGTACATTATCTCTGAGAATAGAAGGATCGAGACCGAGTCTCGTTTGGACTCTATCATGTCTGGTCAGTCAGCTGATGTGATTGCCAGGGGTGAGCCATCTGTCGTCCATGAAAAACTGTTTAAGCGTCAGAGGAAAAAGGGGTGGGGCCGACTTTTCACCTGCAAGGTTACAGTTGGTAAGTTTGATAAGTCTACAATCGAAGCCGCCATCGATTTTATCCAAGAGCATTACAGTGCCAAGATCAATGTTTTGGTAATCGATTCCCCAGATCACATGGCTCCTGTTAATGTTAGCGCCAAGGCAGTTAGCTGGGAGAAGAAGGCTGCTGTCTACAATGATATCAAGTCACTAGCTGACGAGTATAACCTTCCAGTCATCACATCTGTACCTATGCAAGCAGCTACAGAAGGTAAGGCAGATGTTTCCTCGGCCAATGTCGCTGGATCTTATGACATTTCAAAGCTAGTCGATAACATGATCATGTTCTTACATTCTCCACAGGATGATCTCCTTAACAGAAGGCGACTTAAGGTAACTAAACTCCGTGGCGCTGTTATGGATGGTAAGATAATTGCATTGAGACTCAAGCCAGATTTGACCTACACTGTCTGGAGAGAACTCGACGAAACAACTGATGAGCAAATAGATGAAGAGCCAGTTACAAACTTTATCTCCAAGTATACGAGAGCAGGTTTTTCAGTCACGCGTGGCGATGATGAAGACGAATATTAGAAGGATGCTTCGTGACATTCTTAAATCTCAGAGTCGATCTAATAATGATATCTTGAACATGCAAATTGGTACGACCCTTTATTTGTTGGAGATCTATGACTTCGATCTCTTCATGGATAGAGCTCATACAATTTTGATTCATGATATTGATTTTCTCCCATATCCTTTTTCAGTATGTTCGGAAGACGACGACGGTAATTTGTTCATTGGTCACATAGAGGTAAATAGTGCTGACAAGGAATTACAAGAGAAACTTAGAGAAGTTCGTCGAGAAGTATTGGCCGGGGGCTATTCGGAAGGAGGCTCATGGTGGATCTGAGTTTCGCTTTCTTTGTCCATTCTGCCATGGAGGTAGAAGTAAGGAGCTTTCTTTTGACCTGAATGTGAAGAAGGGGACCGCACAATGCTGGCGGGCTAAGTGTGGATGGAGAGGTACGTCTAACTGGTTCCTCTCTCAGTTCTTAAACATATCGCCTAAAGAAGCATATGACCTGCTATCTGGCGAGATTGAGATCTCAGTTGATACTCTGATCGGAGAGATTGAAGAGCTTAAACTCTCACTAGCCAGGCGCTTTGATCTGCCTACAGAAAACGAGTTCAAGTCATTAGATGGGTTCTGGCGCTCGTGTGAGTTTTTGTCCGAATCTGATATCGAAGATGAGGTTTTTGATTGGATTGAAAATGTAAGAAAGTACGACACCGAAGAGTTCTTTCAGTGCCATACTTTGCTGAAGCCACCTCCTCTTGATGATTGGGAAGGCTATGTTGTCTTTGAAGTTGAGACCAATGACATGATAGCGTATCAGCTTTACGCCTTTCGACCAGGGGTAATGCCGAAGACACGAAACCCAAAGGGTGATGTGCTTCATTTGTTCCTGTACAATTACAACAGCGTGAAGTTCGGGGAGTTCCCTGTGTTTGTATGCGAAGGCATCTTCGACGCAGCTAGACTAATTTCATGGGGCTACCAAGCGGTATGTACCTTTGGAACAAATATGTCTGAATACCAGGCATATTTACTTTCAAGAATTCAGTCATCAGAGATTGTATTGTGCTATGACAATGGGGCCGAGGACAAGGCGAAGACAGCAATCAAGCTACTTAACCAACATTGTTATGAAAAGGAATTGACGCGGATGTTCTTAGACATTGAAGACATCGACCCTGACAAGCTGACGGAAGATCAGTTTTTGAATTTTTACAATAAGCGAACTCGCTACGTGAAGGAGATTGATAAGATGAAACGTAAACTTCTTTCGGCTAAGAACAAATGGAATTAGAAACGTGTGAACCAATTGACGGGTTTTATCAGAAGGGCCATCCAGAGTGTTTGAAGTGTCACTATCTAGCTCAGGCAATGTGTAAGTTAATGGCGCAAATGGCTGGTGGCAGTATTGAAGATATCGAGGGACTTTTAGTGGAGGAAAGCAATGAGTGAAATTACCGTATCTCTTCAGAATTATACTACTTACTCTGTCTACAGTGGATATGGCAGCCCAGCTCAGTGGGCAGCATCAGCGGCTGCATCGGGGCTGAAGGCTCTTGCTATTACTGACAAGCAGAACCTGATTGGGGCAATTGAGTTTCAAAAAGAATGTCAGAAGGTTGGTGTCAAACCGATTCTAGGCGAGGAGTTTATTCTTGTTGGTAGTATTAAGGAACAGGACACTTCATCGGGAGTGATTTTGTTGTATGCCAAGGATGAAGTTGGTTGGAATAATTTAGTTATCTTAAATAATATTTCAAACCGAAGAACTCAGGGTGGTCTCAATAATAAGGCAGGCTTTTATTTTCGTCCGAGAATTGACCTGGAGACATTGCGCGAGTTCTCTGAGGGGCTGGTATGTGTTGCGCCACCAGAGCAATCAATCGGCGCTATGTTTGTCGGGGGTAAGGCTGGCAAGTGGGAGTGGGATCCATCGAGTGAGAGTGTCTTTAAGAAACTTCATCAGATTTTTGGAGACGATTTCTATGTAGGGATCAATCCAAGATTACACGGCAGCGGTAGCTTCTTTGAGATGATCAATGACATGCATCGTCAACTAAGGATGAAGAAGGTTTACACCTTTAACTGTCATTCATTTTCATCTGACTTCAATTACCTGTATCCAGTTCTCAGGAAGCTATCTGGAAAGAACTCTACGTCAGCCGATAGAGAGGTTTATCAAGCACACCTCCCATCTCCAGACGAAAAGCTGAAGGTGCCAAGAGCATCTCATGAGCAGATGGTTGCTCACATGGAAGAGATTGTTGAGAAGTGTAATTTTACAATTAAGACAGGCATTTATCAGATGCCGCCTATTTTTCTCAGGAAAGGAAACTCAACTCTCGAAGAAGAAATTATTCAAATGATCGGTGAAGGTTTCAAGACTAAGCTATGTCCGTCGGCTAAATTCAAGAAGCTAACTGACTTCGATCAGCTGGAGCCATACGCAGATGAGTATCCGTATGAGCACCTGGCTCGAGGTGAGTCTCCTGAGATACTGAAACCGTTAAGTGTTTACATCAATCAGATACGGTATGAGTTCAAAGTCATCAAGGAGCTTGGCTTCCTTGACTACTTCCATACTGTCAAAGCGTTCTGTGATTTTGTTGATAGCATAGGTAAGCACAATAGGGGCCTTGCGCGCGGGTCAGCAGCGGGCGCTCTGTTTTCTTATTTGCTTCACATTGTTCGAATAGATCCGGTGCGTCATGATTTGTTCTTCGAGCGCTTTCTCAATCCTGATCGCCAAGAGATTCCTGATATTGACTTGGACTTTTCAACAGTGGCCCGAGACGCCCTTAAGGTTTTCATCGCGGAAAGATATGGCGAGGACTCTCTTGTTCTTATCGGCACCACAAAGCGACTTAAGGTTATCTCTGCAATCAAGACACTTGCCAGGATCTATGGAAACGGAGTCCCAGACAACAGTGGCAATATAGTTACATACAATGACTGGACGCTTCGTAGTATTATTTCGAACAAGCACGTCAATCAGACTAAGCGAGGGCGAGATGAGTTGAACGAATACATTGAGGAGTATGAGGATTTCAGGGCTTTCTATCATCTTCATCGTGATTGGATTGAGAAGTTTGTGATGCCATTGCAAGAGGCGGTAGATGGTTTTTCGATTCACGCATCTGGATCTCTAGTTCTGCCAGCACATGTCGACGAGTGCTTACCGATCAGAGAAGACGGTCGAGGTAATGTCATTACTCACTTTAACCACAAGGACTGTGAGTCAGCTGGCTTTCCAAAGTTTGATCTTCTTGTGGTCGATGTCTTTGATATCATCAACTACACATCCAAGCTGGTAAAGAAAAGGCATGGAGTTGACGTCCCTGAGTGGGAAGATATCCCTATTGACGACAAGGCAACTCTTCAGGTTTACAACACTGATCCAGAAGGCTTGTTTCAGTTCAAGACTTCGAGCTTCAGGAAGCTCTTGAAGACGATGAAGATAAGGCAGTTCGAAGACACCGTTGCTCTGGTGGCTCTTAATCGACCTGGGCCAATTGCGGCAGGCGCGCCAGAGGAGTTTGCGAATATTAGAAATGGAAAGGCGCAGCCTCAGTACTTGTTAGAAGCATTGGAGCCTATTTTGCGGGAGACAGTTGGTCTGATTGTTTACCAGGAGCAGATGATGAGAACGGCAGTGGCCCTCTCTGGCTTCGATGGTAAGGAAGCTGATCACTTGCGCAAGGCAACTGGTAAGAAGTTGCCGCAGGAGATGGCCAAGTGGGAAGATCGTTTTGTTCAGGGCGGCGTTGCCAATGGACATGATGAGCAGACGATGCTCCAGCTATGGTTTCAAATAGTTGGCTTTGCCGAGTACAGTTTCAATAAGGCACATGCTGTCTCCTACGCAGGTAACGCATGGTATCAGGCGTATATCAAAGCCAGGTATCCTCTCGAATTCTATTGTGGTGTACTGAACTCGGCCAAGACAGACGGTAAAGATAACTCAGTGACATCTATCAAAAAGAAGGCTGAGTCTCAGGGTATCGAGTTTGTCTTACCAGCGATGGAAGCGTTTGCCACTGACTTTGAACCGTTTGGCGACAATAAGATTTTCTGGCCGATGTGGGCCCTTAAGGGCATTGGAGAGAAGGCTCTTGATAACTTAAGATCTCTGCACGTAAATAGCTTTGGGTCCATCGAAGAGATGGTGGATTCACTGGACAGTAAGGTGTGGACTAAGAAGGTTTTTGAGACACTCATCAAGGCTGACTTTTTCAGATCACTTGGTCGGCCATGGGAAGTCATGGCAATGTATTTTGAAGTGCGCTCCAGAAAAATGAAAAAAAAGGTTGTCGAAGACATCCCTTTCGAGTACTGTCACCAGAACAATTTCAAGTGGATACTGGCTAAGAACGAAGCCTATGACACTCAAGTTGAGTCATGGAAAAAGTTAGCTCCATTTGATGACAACGTGCGTACTTATAAAAGTACCTCGTTGAAGAAAGTATCAGACGGTGAGTATGTTTTTATAGGAGGTCGAGTCACTTCCCTGTATTCTCGTCAGACGGTCAAAGGAGATTGGTACGCGAGAATGATTGTTGAAGACATTGATGAAAGATACGCTGTCATGCTTTGGAGTGGCTTTTGGGATCGAGAGATCCTGGACAAAGAAGGTCGTCGCCCGATGGTGGGTGACATTGTTCAGGTTGTTGGCAAGAAGACCACCTTTAAAGACATGATTCAAATAGGTCTTGATGACGAAGAAGATGACGTTGGTATCGTATGGAGATTGGAAGAATGGTAAAGAAGAAAAGTATCGTAGAAACTATTGAAGCTGCCTTGCATCCTGACATTGACACGCTTGAAGACGCACCTCCCCTGATGATAGATCTTGGTGAGGTACTGAGTCTTGTGAATCACCTGTCAACAGATCCCATGACAGTGAGCTCCCTACTGTTGAAGTATCAGGCCATGTTCAAGATCCTTGAAGCTCATCTCCAGGGGTGTGTTGAGGATCTCTACAACGTCAGGCGTGAATTTGCCGACACCTATGTTGATCTGTTTAGTAGTAATGATCCTTCGAATCCTTACTTCAACAAGAAGAAACTGACCGATCAGACTATCAAATCAGCGGTAGGATCGATGCCAGTCTTTAAAGAGATTACTCGTAATCTTGTTCGGCATCAGAAGCAGTTGATGAAAGTCAGGGCCATTAGAGAGAGTTTGGACTCCACCGTTTTTATGGTGAGAACCTTAGTTGCGAAATCGCAGATCTCATTCTCAGGTGAGGTACTTGAAGCGGATGATGTTTCAGAGCAGTTGGCTGCCCTGGAAGATCTTATCAATAAGATCTCTCCAGAAGAATTTACCCGCTATTATCGGCAGCGACATATGGCGGAAGATCCAGAACATGATTTTTAAGTTAGCTTAACCTGTACCGTCAGTTCAAAACGGGATTGGAAACAATGGGCTCAACTGGTTTCAGTGGAGACAATGGTAACACAGGAGATGATTATGGCGTTTAAGAAAGCAAGACAGTACGACGAAGAGCAATCAAAGAAGGTTCGTAAAAAGACAGAAGAGCAGAACTCTTTTGGCGATAACGCGCCAAGGGCCAAGATTGGGCAGGGCCTGAACGTGTATATGTGGCTGCCATCTATGGATCAACGGGAAGAGTATTATAACCCAGAGCCTGTTCGGTTCATGGGTATCCACTATGGTCCATTTCACGCATGTAGTCGAAATGATGCGGTTATGGATGAGAGCATGAAAGATTTGGTTGAAGACCGCTCCTTCAAGGGATGTATTCGCTGTATGACTGGTTGGAATGCCTATCAAGATCATGGTGGTAAAGAGCTTGGTGATAACCATCCTGCAACAGCAAAGCGAAGGGCTGACCTTGCACAGATGAGGGGTGTCATTCAGGTTGTTGAACTGACTCCGTTTTTTGAACTTGACTCAACTGGCACTGAAGTTGAGATCAATGATTCAGCTGTTAAGCATTGGGACGACTTCCTCAGCACTATCGAAACTGGTGAAGTTCCTTCAGGTTCTAAGATGCCAAAGGAGATGCAGGAGTCTGCATTGGCAGGCGCATCCCTTTTGATCCTGAATGCCGACACAGCAAAATCACTGGCTGCGCTTCACTATAAGCGATCGGTTAAGATTGGTAAGGCTGAGAACAAGAACAAGAAGCCTAAGTCTCCCCTCATGGAACCAGAGCGATTCCTTCTCTCTATCATTCGAGGCGAGGACGCGTCTGCCACCTTCACTGGTAGATCTGGTAAGCCTCAGAAGAAGGGAACGTATGAGCTTGAGATCAACGAGATTGGAGACGATACCTGGGAGGAAATGTGCCAGGGTCTACTTGAGGCGTTTGATAACAAGGAAGGGTTTGAGTGGATTGACATCTACAATCCATCTGTCGAGATTCCTACAGGCACGTCTAAGGAGGATGAGATCCGACTTGTCGCAGCTGCCTTGATTAAGCTCAGCGAAGACGAGACTGAGTTCTTGCTTGAAACTGAAAAGCACTCGTACGACTATCGTGACGATCTTAAGAAACAGAAAGATGCAGTTGACGATGATGACGAGGATGATGACGAAGAGCCAGCTAGCTTTAACAAGTTTAAAAAGCCTGCTAAACCAGCGGCTCCTGCGAAGGCTAAGTTCAGTAAGCCCGTCGATGATGACGACGATGATGACGACGACGAGGAAGATGACGCTCCTCCAAAAAAGAAGGCGGCTCCAGCCAAGGCAAAGGTAGCGCCTCCAAAGACTAAGGCAAAGCCCGTTGACGATGATGACGACGATGATGATGACGAGGAAGATGACGCTCCTCCAAAAAAGAAGGCAGCTCCCGTCAAGGCGAAACCGGCTCCAGCAAAGTCAAAGGCAAAAGCAAAGCCCGTCGACGACGACGATGACGATGATGATTACTACGAATCACTTGATGACGACGATGATGAAGATGATGACGATTGATTTCATTTAGGCATCATCATTGAAGCGCCAGGGTAAAACCTGGCGCTTTTAAGTTAACTAAAGTATTAAAGGAAAACAGATGACAAGAAGACGCCGCGACACAGCCATCGAAAGTGTCATTGATAAGAAAGTCCCTGTCAAAAAGAAGAAGGAAAATTCTCCGTGGCCAGGATTCACGAAGTCGGTTCAGAAGCTGGCTGAGGAGAAGAGTATTGGCTTGATGTCTCCAGACAAATTTGCCACTCGATACGGGGTCAAATACTTCTTGAGCACTGGAGTGCCGAGTCTCAACCTTTACCTGGGTCAAGAAGGTGAGAACATTGACACTGGTGACTTTCACTATGGGATCCCCACTGGTCGATTCACTGAGATTGTTGGTAACGAGTCTTCTTACAAAACTTTCCTTCTCCAGCTAATTGGAGCTGAAGCTGTCAGGCGAGGCGGCTTCTTCTTTTATGTCTCATCAGAGTTAGACTTCGATCTCAAGTTCTTTAAGAGCTTCTACGATCGAGTTGGAATTGACTGGGATGAGATAGGAGAGCAAATTCTATGTGACGTTGCCCCAACTGCCAGGGACATGCAGAACATCCTTAAGGTTATTTTTCCCAAATTGGCGGAGCTACACAAGACGACAACGCTACCTGGACCAGTGGTGATTGGCTTGGACTCGTTAGCCGGCATGATGGGTGGTGAGAACAAGGATCGTCTTTACGATGAGAAGCATGACGGCGATCGTACTGGTTCTCACGCTAGCGAACTACATACTATTTTCAAGATGTCGATGGTTGAGATTGCCAAGTACGATACAGCTTTTGTGTTCACGAATCAGTACAGGGCTGACATGAATATAAAATCTCAGGCAGATCAGAAGCCTGCACATAATCAGATCGTGAAGTACTATTCATCCAATCGTATTGATCTTCGAATTGGTAAGGTAGTGAAACGAGTGACTCGCAAGGGCAGGGAGTTTAACGTCGCTCGTGAGCTCAATGGAAAGATTAGAAAGGTTAGAGGAGCCCTGATTGGTGACGGCAGTTTCACCATGATTGTTAGACAGAACGGGTCGTTTGATTACCTTCACTCGCTCGTTGAGGCAATGGAGATTACTCGAGTAATCGATCGCGTAAAGAAAGACTGGGTGCTCACCCTGGATCCTGATTCAGACAATCCGCTCGAGATGGAAGTTGCTCAGCGGTTCGCTTCGTCTGAGTTCGTTTCAACGAAAGAACTGAAAACGTATCTCAAGACAGATGTCGAGATGTGGCCGTTAATTGAAAAACTTTGCTACCAAAAGGGGCCTTGGGATGTTAACCAAGAAGAAACAATTGATGTTGACTAGTTTAACACGTAACCTGTTCTACTACTTTACAAAGTCTTATGAGCGATGGGCTCTTGATGTTAATGAGAATGAGATCAAAGCCATTCTTAGGATCGCATCTTGGTTGACCGGTAAAGATGATATTCCGATGGAGACTGTTTCGATCTCCACGGTTGTTCATTTTGTTCCAGCGGAGAACTCAACTGACAAACTGTTTCGTCGAGTCAATGGACGTTTCGATGTTAGGTTGGCTTCAATGGATCTGGTGAGTGACATTTGCGATGAGTTGAATTTTGTTCAGGAGCCAGAGGCTATTCACCTAGAGGAAGAGGATGCTCATCTCTTTCATGAGTGCGTCATGTGGTTTGAGCAAGAGATATTTGGGATCGAGAGTTTCACAGGATTATCGTCTTTAATTTGGAGAATTGACAATGAGCATCAAGCTACTGTGCTTTTCGGATCTGCACCTTACCAACCGAAACCCGAAGTTCAAGGTCACGAATGGGGTGAGCGATCTTCTTCACAGACAGGCTCAGTTCGTAAACTGGTTGATAGATAAGTTCAATGAGGAAGACTATGACTTCCTTCTGTTCTTAGGAGACTGGACGGACTACCCCACGCTAGACCCTGTGACCCAGACGGTTTCGTCTGAGTTGTTGGCCAGGATAATGAGTGAGACTCATTCGATCCTCATCGAAGGTAACCATTGTATCTCGGATACGAAAGGAGCCTATACTGTTCTAGGGGCTGCGAAGCCATTCTTTGAACTGTCAGGAGAAGACAATCATCAGTCACTTGTCACTACGAACCAGGTCATCGATCTTGACTGGGTAAAGTTTCATTGCTTTCCATACTCAAGTGACTTCGAGCAGCTTCAAAAAGATATCGCAAAAGCCAATGACGAGAGCGAGGACAGTCGAGCTTACAATATTATGTTGTTTCACTTTCCAACAACCAATGCTGTTCTCGACAATCAGCTTCAGTCAAAGAAAGGAGTTGCTCTTGTTGATGAAATCATTTGCCATTTTGACATTGTGATCGGAGGTGATTTTCATCGTCCCCAACAATTGATAGGAACGGAGAATGCTTTTTACGTTGGGTCTCCATTTGATTTTAATTACGGAGACCATGTTGAAGAGAGGGGAGCTATGTCGGTTATCTTCGAAGACAATGGGGACATCTGTGTTGATCTCATTGATAATCCATTTCGACCAAAGATTCAGAAGATTACAGCGGACGAAGCGATTAAGCTAACTAAACATGAGCTTGAAAATAATGTCTATCGGGTAGTCGGTGAAGATGTTGACTACGATACGAAGGCACAGCTGATGGAGATGAGAGAGCGAGCCTATCGATTGGATCTTGCACTCAGAAAGAAAACTGAAATCACTCATGGTGAGAACGTTCGTATAGTTGACTCAGTTGATCCTAAGAGTGATGTTGATTTCTTGACAGAAGTTATTTCTGATCATACCAGGGCAGATAAGCTGGTTGCTATTTTTAGAGAAGTTCGATTAGCGTGTCTATAAGGAGACTCAGATGGAATGTAATGGTTACTTTGATGAAGAAGAGGTTTACGAAGAGAGTGATATTGAAGATCTTCGTTGGCTCGTCTACGACGTCTTCAGGGCACTCGCTTTCCCGAGGAGGATAAGCACAAATGTTGAATCAATTCCCAGGAAACAGATTTTAATTACTGTTCAGCTTAAAGACCCTAATCAAATCATTGGTCATGTTTTTGGGAAGCGGTATTCAAATGTCAGATCCATTTTGCAACTGGTCAGAAATCAGCAGCTGCTGCCTCACGATAGGTATGTCAGGATGAGGTTTGAGGATCACAAGGGTAAGGAGATCATTACGTTTATCAACACAGACGTGTCGTCTGTGAGAGCGAAGCCTGACTATCATTTTGAAACTCATCAGCTGAGAATAGATGAGAACGGGCATTACCTTACACCACAAGAGAAATTTAGATCGGATGAGAATTCTTTTTGAAACAAGGAGCGAGCAGTGATCACATTAACGAAGTTAGAGATTCATAATTTTTGCACACTTGAATCTGTTGATATTGATTTAGGCCCAAGGGTCTTTTTGATTCGCGGGGAAAATCGAGATGAAGCTTCTGCCACCTCAAATGGATCCGGCAAGTCACTTTTGTGCCAGTCAATAGTCTGGTGTCTGTTCAATGATATCATTCGAAAAGACATGCGGGCTGATGATGTCATTGGTACTAATGATAAGTGGACAAGTGTTTGTGTTGAGTTAACTAAACACAATCAGCTCATCAGGGTGGAGCGGTATCGTAACCACCCTAAACACGGAACCAAGTCTATCTTGTTTATCAATGGTGAGCTTGAGGAAGTTCATACGAAGACAGATGACAAGATTGTTCAGATACTTGGTATCAGTTCGAAGACGCTTTATCACTTTTCTTACTCCGACCCTGACCGACCACCCCTGGTCTCTTTGACGCCGGCAGGAGTCAAAGCAGCTGTCTCTGAGATGCTAGATATTCAGAGGTTCGATGATTATCTCAAGGAGATACGAGATCGTCTTTCTATCAAGAAGACTGATCTTCGATCTTTGCAGTCCATCTTCGAAGACTTTGGTGAACAGATGAGAAAGCTTTATGACAAAAAGCAGTCTCTTGAGATGTCTGGTCTTACATTTGAATCAGATCGAAAGGAGCGCATCGACAAGTTAGAGCAAGACCTTTTAGTTATTCGAACTGACTTGGCTGCTTTACCTGACTACGCAGAACAGAAAGAGCAGGTTGAAGAAGCTATCGCTTCTTTTGGGGATATCTCGGACAGTCTCCAGCAGCTTAACAAGAAGATGAAAAATATTCAGGACGACTTGTCCAAGGCCAACACATCGAGAGTCAAGGCTCAGGCGCTCTTAGTGAAGTGCAGAGCGGCTGTCGAGGACAAGAGAAAGGCTAAGGCTAATATCGATAACAACTCGTCAGGGATGTGTGGGTATTGTGGCAATGCGCTTTCAGACTCGAAGCACCTTGGTAAGATACTTGACTCATTGTCTATGGAGGTCGAGGAGGCGCTGGTCAAGGAATCGCAGTACCAGGTAAGGGTCAATGAACTGGAGGTCATCATCTCTAAGCTGGAGAATAAGAAGAACTCCGTTGGTAGAAAAATTGACGAACACCAGGATGAGTTTAAAGAGTTCATGTCTCTTCAGAACAAGTTGGCTAAGATCGAGAAAGCAATTGCTGGGCAGCAGAAACTATTTTTTGCGGAAGAAAAAGTCCTGGCGAAGATCGCATCAGTCAAGGCGGAGAAGCCACCAAGTAGCTCGGGCATCGAAGTTATTGATAATCAAATCGACGGTATGACCGATCGTAGAAACGAGATTCACCGATCGCTGGAAGAAATTGAACAGGACATGTCAGACCTTAAAGAGCTTGATAAGGCTGTCAGTCAGATGAAGGTTGGTATTTTCAATAACTTCATCCACTCTTTGTACTCTCGGATTCAAGACTACCTGGATCAGATGACCGGAGGCGATTTCGAAGTCAAGATGCAGGAGAAGAAGGGAGAGCTTTCTTTTCTTTTCTCTTCGCCGTCAAAGGAAGGAAAGTTTTGGCACTACAATGTCTTTAGTACAGGGGAGAGAGCGAGGATTCGAAAGGCAGTTCAGGTAGCTTTAGAGTCACTGGTTGATGCTGGTTTCTGGATTGACGATGAGGGGCTTGATGGTGTTGATCCAGGAGGACTACCATTGATTCTCGATTTTATCTTTGGAGATCGTGTGAAGAATAAGACAGTATTCATTGTGTCTCATCAGACAGCTCTCAATGATTACTTCGAGGACTATCCGGTGATCAATGTAATCAAAGAGAATGGAATCTCACGAGTTGAATTTGTAGATGCGTAGGAGCAAGTATGGCAGTCGTTAGGTCTCAAGAGTTTAAGTGCGAAGCGTGTGATGTTGAATTCACTACGTCTAAGTTTTATGTCTTAACCAGTCGAAAGGAGGGAGATACAGTTAGAGAAAGAGTTGCCAGGTGCCCAGAGTGTAATGAGCAGGTGGTTGAACCAGACAAGTTCGTTATCCAGAGATCTGTTGTTAGTCCATTGTGCCCCAAGACAAGTGTTCAAACGATTATTCGAGACAGACCGCGTTGGCACTGAGGTTGAGATGGCTAAGTTATATGTCGGAGCTCACGAAGAAAGGGTATTTACCCTTCTGAACGCAAGGCGTTTTGTTTCCTTTATTGAAGAGCATAACTATCAAACTCAATATTGTGTTGGGGCAGATCTCTCAATGAATGGTACTGGTTTTGTCTGCTGCACACAAGACAACGATGTTAAGCTTGTCAAAACATTTAGCAATAAAGTCGTTCCTTATACAAGATCCTCAATTGCTCTGTACCTGAACGACTTAAGTAAGTTGGTTCAGAGCTTTTGCTCTCAGATGAGAGAGGCAGATCTTCCGGCAACAGGGGCCGATCCTACCAAGGTTCTTCTTGTCTACGAGGAAGTGAATGTTGGCTCTAACTTTACAGGGATGCTTGGCGTCGCCAGGTCTCAAGCAGCGTCACTCGTGGGCTGGGCGAATGGGGTAGGAGCTAGGAGCGAGAATGATATCCTGGCAGTACCAGTGAGTAACCTTCAGATCAAGAAAGTCTTGGGCGGACATAAGAAGTCAACCAAAGAAGATTTGATGGCACTCACCCTTAAAAACTTTGGGCACAATTTCAAAGATGATAACCAGGCTGATGCCTTTGGAGCTTCACTAATCGGGATTGCTTTAATCATGTTCGCGCATGAAGTTGCAGCTTCCGATCTGTCACCACACATGTCTCCAAAAGACTTGCGAGATGGCTTTAAAGAATTGTCTGATGACTGGCATGAAAGAATTTGGGAAGTCGCTGAGAGTCAATTTAAGAAGTCGCGTTTTTTCGCTAGCCTGGGACTAAGGAAAGTCAATGATCAGATCAGCAAAGAGTTTCTACAGCTTGGACTTGGCAAGAAAAGCACTGGCGCTGCTGGGTAAAAATCCAGATGAGTTTCAGATGCCGAGTTGTCATCTGGAACATGGTGAACTTGTTGAGACTAAGAAGTGCGTCACACGGTGTAAGAGACCGTGTTTTCATTTCTTGAACTTCGAATTCATTACCAATGGATGTGCCCATGATGGGTGTTCAAATGAGTTTCCATGCGCTGCGTGCCTTTCGAAAATTGATGATCAAAAAATGTGGATCAAAATGATTATCGCGTGCTATACACCTTTTGTTCACAGTCACAAACGGCAACACAAGGCACCTCCATCCGCCTCCCAACAGAGGACAAGGAAGGTGAGAATATTGATGAAGAGGAAGTGATGAAGTTCCTATACAAGATTATCGATTCTAATTTTTCGTACAAGTTACCTAGCTTAGATCGGGCTGAGAGTAATCTTTTCAAGTTTCAACTCCCAGCACACGACTCAATTAACTTTGTTTTTGAGTATGCCGATTTTGAGTTTTCGTACGACGACAGTGTGTGCTCATCAGCTTTTGTTTTCGAGGCAATGGTCGACTGGAATGTTGTGGTGGTTGTGAATACAAACAGCTCAGCAGAATTGTGGGAAACTTTAGTTAACTTAAACAACATGAAGTTGGCTGCCATGTTAACTCAGCAGCTTCTTCACACCCACTTCAATGTCTTTGTGAACTCTGGAGAAGTAGCTCCAAAGTTTAAGCAGTTCATTGTAGCCATCCCAGAGTCCCCCCATGCAGTTGAGTTTATGAACTCGTACCATGAATGGGTTAGATTGGCTGAAGAGATATCTGGACTAGCTGAAGTCTGGAGTCGAATTGACAATACGGGTATCAATAACATTAGCCCATCTGTCTTAAACCTTTCCTATTTTATCCTACACATGACATGTTTTTCGGCATTGCAGTTGGATCCAGAATGGCTAGAAGAATCACACGTTTGTGGTCCATTTATCTCCTACCACAAGGAGAATCTGTTGCCAGTTTGTCAGTTATTTTACAATCTGATTGAAGATCAAAAGGCTGGCCCGTACCTTGATAGATCCCTTGATCTCATAGCTGATTTCTTCTCCGAGGAAACCACTATGAACATTTTAGAAACTATTCAACAAGTCGGCTGCTTCAGTGTAGCAAGTCGCACGAGTTGGTTAAACCGGAAGTAGGTAGAACATGGAGCTTGGCGCGCTTAATCTGTCAAAATTTGTGACTTGGGATAAGTATGCAAAGTACCTTCCTCATGAAAACAGAAAAGAAACCTGGGATGAGACTTGCGATCGTGTTCGAGATGGTTTTCTGACAAAGTATGGTCACATCAGCGAGGAATTCTCAGCGGAGATTGTTAAGAATTGCGAGTACATTCGACGTAAAGAGGTTTTCGGATCGATGCGGTTTCTTCAGTTCGGAGGTGTCGCTGTTGAAGCCAATAACGCCAGGACATTTAACTGTTCTTTTCAACCAGTCGACGCTATCGACGCATTCTCAGAGAATCTATTTCTCCTTCTTTCAGGGTGCGGAGTAGGTTACAGTGTTGAACATCATCACATCAACAAGCTACCGCCTCTCATGCTTAGTGACACCACTCAAGCCTATGCGATTGAGGACACTATTGAAGGTTGGGCGGACTCTGCTTATGTGCTCATCTCAAGTTATTTAGGCGGGACTTCACCTCGCCCTATTTTTGATTACAGTAAAATTCGTCAGAAGAATTCTCTGCTGATGACAACAGGTGGACTCGCACCTGGACCAGAGCCTCTTAAGAAAGCCCTTGAACAGATTGAAGATCTACTCAAGAGAGCAGTCAGATCGTATCAGAAAAGACTTACATCGTTGGATTGCCACGACATCATGTGCTTCCTGGCAGACGCGGTCATGGCTGGTGGTATCAGGCGAGCTGCGATGATTGCCTTGTTCGACCTCGATGATGAGTTGATGCTTCATTGTAAGGATCCAGAAAATTACGTTTCGTGGGGTGACAACAAGATTAACTCTCAGCGGGGTCGGTCAAACAATTCAGCTGTTGTTTACACTTATGAACTTGAAGATCCTGAGAACTATAAGAAGTTCGTCAAGCTCATGAAGATCTGTCAGCTTTCAGGTGTTGGTGAGCCTGGTATCATTTTTTCAGCAGATCCTCACAAGCAAAGTGGATTCAATCCATGCGTTGAAGCGTTTCTGATGAGTAATACTTTCTGCAACCTCACAACCATTGTGGCTACGCACGTCACCGATCAAGATAAGTTCAATGAACTTGTGAAGGTAGCTGCTTTCCTTGGCACACTTCAGGCTGGGTTTACATCGAACCTTTCTAACTACCTGCGAAGGGTTTGGAAGATTGCTACCGAGCGAGATTCTCTTATTGGTGTTAGCATCACTGGTATCGCTTATGGTAATCTGGATAATCTGAACAAGAGCGAGGCTGCCAGGTGTGTGCTTCAGGAAAACGAGCGTGTTGCTAGAATCATTGGAATTAACCCAGCGGCTCGCACCACATTGTTGAAGCCGGAGGGCTCAGCTACTCTAGCAGCAGGTCTAGGTGACTGTCCAGGGATTCACGCTGGCAATGGAGAGTACCTCAAGCGTCGATGCGGTGTGCCTAAGTCTTCTGAGGTGGCTGGGCACATAAGGGGATATCATCCTGAGATGTATGAGGACTCTGTTTACAATGACAACGATGCCTTCCTGGTGTTTCCTCTCAAGAATGGGAAGGACACTCTTACACAAGACAAGGAAGACGCGATTGGTTTCTTGACTCGAGTTTTGGACTATGCCATCAACTGGATTCAACCAGGTCATCGACGTGGGTATAACACTCATAATGTCTCGGCAACCTGTCGAGTGAATGAGCACGAGTGGGATGACGTCATTGAGTTTGTCTGGAAGAATCGATTTAACCTGTCTGGTTTATCTTTCTTCCCTGCCATGAATAACTCTGCTTTTCCTCAGCTGATCTATGAGGTCATCACCAAGGAAGAATACGAAGAGTTTTCAGCAAAAATGACCGAGATTTTTCCTGAGACTATTTGGTTGAACCATGGGTTTAATGTGGCCCAGGAGCCTGCGTGTGCGGGGGGAGCCTGTGAGATCTGATATGTTTTCATGGCCAGGAACTCCAAAGGAGCCAACGGCGTTTGATTTTTCAAACGAACCTCCAGTTCATTCCTTTAACTGCATTAAACCAATTCGTCAGATCATGATGGATTCGACGCCACATGTAGTTCGCAAGGACGGCAGGACTGTACCTAAGTTTGATAATCTGTACGTGCCTATGGCTTACTCAGGAGATCCTTTCTGGCGAATGGGGTGTAAGAATGGTTTTTTGAATCACTCTTACACCCCATTCATTGCGATGCTCTACACAATCAAGTGTCAGTCCGATTGGCTGATGTCTGAACTAAGCGGAATGATTGTTACAAAGGAAGACTTTGTTCAAATCCGAATGGAGTTTAACGACTTGTTTTCAAAGTTGAGAGAGAACAGGGGGGCAGGTCGACATGGCTCTGCCTCCGAGGATGAGTTCTTTCGACTTGGCTACCTCTTTTTTGTGCTGGCAGAGACCAGCGACTCCTCATTGGGTTTGATGATTTCAGCCTTCGGTGAGTTTAATAATCCATGGATAGGATCTGACTCCTATTCTTTTTCAGCTTTGAAAATTAGTACTATCCGGCACTGGTCATTGAAGCTGCAAGATGTAGTCTTGTCGGACCTAAACTGGAAAGCATTTTACTTTAGACATTTGGGTAAGAGCGACGATCACTCTTTCTGGTTCTTTAACTTCCCGACACTGGATCCATTTACTTTTAATCACATGATGGAAGCAAAGACCGACGACTTCTTTGAGTTTGTTTTAAGTTACCTTAAGACACTCAGCTCGAGAGGGGTCAGGACAATGATTACGGTCCCAGCCTCTACTCAGCGAATGACAGATATATTTAAAAGACTTGATCTTGCGCCATCAGATAATTTCATGCGCAACAACGACATCATTGTACAGCCTGTTGAGACAATAGACTGTGTTGAATCGTTTAGATTGATTATCACGAATTACTTTCCGTCACACAATAAAGCGTTTGAAATGGTGGCTAAATGAGATTGCCAGTAAGGGAGTGCACTTCAACTTTTGACTTCACCGACTTGTCCTCAGAGCAGATGGCATGGGCAGCGAACAACTGGTTTGGTGAGTACAAAATTCTTCTCATCATGGGGCTTGCTAAATCAGGTAAGACTACTTTGATGTCGGCCATTGAACCTATCGATGCAATGAGGATCATGGGTAAGTGGAGCAGATCTACTGTCATAAATATGCTTGGAAAATATGAGCCGAAATACAATGGTCCGATGCAGAGATTAGAAGATGAATTATTTGCTGACTTTATCCGAAAGGATTGGTCAGTTTTGTGCATCGAATCCTTTGGTCGCAAGCTTTCAGATCGTAAACGAATCCTCAAAATCGCCAGTGCCTTTCCATGTGCAGTCGTTGTTCTCGATGGTCAACCAACCTGGTTAGCGAACAGATTAAAGACGTCAATAAATGCTGGAGATAATAGCTGGGGAATGTTGGATTCAGAAGTGTCCTTGTGGATGCGTGACCAGTGGTTCTCAACCTCATGGCCCACATTCGAAGAGGGATGGAAGTCTATTTTTTACGTCAATACTTTTGGCGAAGCAGGTAATGATTGGTTGAGACTGACAACAAAAAATGTTTAACAAAACGTCAGCGACTAGTACTGATCAAGGACGTTGTTTTTCTAATCCTTCTCCTTCATGCTGGCAGCTATCTGATGTACACGACGGTACACACCATTGTATCTGATCTGCACAGTAGAAAACGGTGGAGTGAGTTTGATTATTTTGAACTAGAAGAAATGGTTCGAGCTCTGTCTGGAGAGCGACTCGGTATGTGGAAGATAAAGGTTCAGGGATCTTACCTGATGTTAAGTTAACTTAAGGAGTTAGTATGTCACGAGATAAAGTTATTTGTTACACCAACGATGATCTTCTTGTTCCTATTTGTAAAACAGCTAAGTCAGCTGGTTACGACATCAAGGTTCCAAAGGACGTTTATGTCACAAGAAAGATTGGCGAAGTAAGGGTGGACACCGAAATTGTTTTGGATGGATCTGGTATCGAAGAGGACTTTCTGATCTTGTTGGCTCCAAGGAGTGGCCTGTCAGACCGACTTGATATTCGACTCAAGAATACAGTTGGCATTATTGACAAAGATTTTGTTGGTCCGACCGACAAGATGTGTGCTGTCATTAAGATGCCGTTCCTCTTGTGGTTCAAGCATTTTATTTTCAGGAAACCAATCTTCAAGAGAGGAGATCGTTTGTGTCAGATTTCTTTTTTGAAGATCCTGAAACCTGACATGGAGCAACAGTATGTTGACACTAATAAGAACGACAACCGAGGTGGCTTTGGCTCTACAGGGATCAGATGATGCTAGGAATGATAAACACACCAGCCAGGGTAAGCCGAATTGAGTCCTTTTCAATATCATTTAGCCTTGCACCAGTTCATTCTGTTCACCGCCTTGTAGTCAAGATGTCAGACTCGATATCAGTTGATATCCTGGACTGGTTAGATTTCTTTGTGAGCATTGAAGAGAGATTTGAGTCTGGTGAGCGACATGGTTTTCTTGATATGATAACTGATGAGATCCAGACAGCTTTGTTAATGGGTAAGATTTTCTTCGCAGATGAAGAAGATGATTTCAACGTCGAACTCCGGTGTGCCGATAACATTGTTGTGAGCTGCAACCTCGAAGAGAAGTGTCTTGATTTTTATGAACTTCAGGCTGACTAGGTCAATTCTCTTAACCTAACTAAATAAAAGGAGCACATTGTGTCTAGCTTTGATAATGTAAATAAACCAACTCATTACCATGCCGGTAAAAGAATCGACTCCGACGGTCGAGCTTACTACGAGCCCGTGAAGGTCATTGCACGAAGATGCCCCGACATCTCTATCTATTGGGGGTGCTACTTCAATGTGATCAAATACCTGATGCGCTGTGACAATAAGGGTCAGATGACTGATGATATTAAGAAAGCCATCTGGTACATCAAAAAGATTCAAGAGGTCGCTGTAAAAATATCTCCAGCCCTCAGAGGAACTCCGACTCAGGATGAGGCTATTGAGCACATCTCTGAAGCCGCTGATGATTTTTCACTCAATCAAGATATCAAAAAAGCATTGGTCTTGTTCGAGCTCTATCGCTACCAAGAAGCAGTTGAAGTTCTGGAAACCTTGGTTTAGTTTGTTTGATATTAGACCTTGAGGTAAACTCATCATGGCCAGACCAACTATCTACCCACAGCTATACGGCAGCGTTTTAGATACCACCGACAATAAGGTGAGTGTGTCTGCCAACGACGCCTCATCCGGCTATCTACTTGACAAGCTTGAAGCGGGTACGAACATTACTCTTACTGAGACAAATGATGGCCTGACTGAGACCGTTGTTATCTCGTGTGACCTGGTCCAGTCACCTCCAGTAACAGTATCAGCTACAGAGCCACTTGATCCCACTGATGGCGACTTGTGGTGGGACACTTCTACTCTTGGTCTTTTTGTTTTTGATACGACATGGCAACCAACTCAGGCCGAGGCTGGAACTTCAGTTGTTGTCTCTGCTACCGAGCCTCTCGATCCAGTGGAGGGAGACCTTTGGTGGAACACGGTCAGTCAGTCTCTGTTTGTTTTCAACACTGAGTGGGTAGAGGTTGGCGGGACAGGTGGCGGAGGAGCAAGTGTTTTAGTTAGCTTAACACCTCCGGTCGATCCCGTTGAGGGAGATCTCTGGTGGGATACTGATTCAGGTAACTTGTTCGTATGGTATGACGATGGCGACTCTCAGCAGTGGGTCATCGCTATTCAGGTGACAGACGGGCAGAGCATTGTTCCAGTTGCTGATTACATCAGCTACACAAGCGGACCCCAAACCTTTACCATCAGTGACATCCCATACAATAGCTACCTAGCTGTTTACATCAATGGGGCCAGGGTAAATAGCTCGCAGTGGACTCTATCTGGGGATCAAGTGACAATACTGACCACACTTGATCCAGGCGATGAGGTCGCCTTTGATTTTTTTACACTGGCATCGGGGTCTAACTACGTCCCCACAACTTTCGCCAGTGTGAATGATCTGATGGTCGCTTCGCAATCTGGGTTAGCTCCAGGGTTTTATCAGGTTGGTGAGCAAATTTCATACTGGGATGGTATCTCTTTTGATCCCTACGTTGAGCAGGCTCCACTGGCGTCCTTTGGTGCCGTAGTTAATCAGAGCTACTCTGTCGTTGATAGTTACGCTTCACCATTAACTGATTTGGCGTTCTCCGAGTATAATGGGTCTAACATGGACACTGGCACAATCTGGACAACACTATGACTCTAGTCCCAACTATCACACAGATTACTCCAGCGACGTGGAGTGCGAACGACATTATTGCTGCAATCAGTACGCATTTTAATGGCGTGTCCACTCGTTTTACCAGGCAGTATTCAGGAACTGATGCTATGGTGATTCGTTCCGATCTTGACACTGTTCCTCAGTATTCATTGAGGGCTACCAGTTCCTCAGTAATTACTATGGAGATTGAGCCTAGCGGCTCCCTTAGCGACGCGGGTAATACGTCAACAAGGCCAGCTGGGGCCAGCGCAGATAATTCTGGAACTAGACCATTTACCATAGGCTCTCTTTCTGGATCTTCCAAACTATGGGTGGTCGAGTTACTCGATGCCTTTTTCCTGTTTTTCACGTCTTCTACCGGAACAACGTGGCAGCCTGGTTTACACATGGGTCGCGTTTATGTCCCTGATTTTCCAGACATTGATGAGCCCCTTGGTCGCGATGGCCTTGGGATGTTGTATGGTGTTATGAATGCAGGGAATAGTACAGGCAGCTATCTTATTTTGTATCAGAATAATACATATCCAGATACGGATTATGGGCTTGTTCACGATGGAACTAATCGGTGGAACCCACCTTCCATTGATAATACGACCTCGGCAATAGGCAGCTATTCAACCGGCGACAATATCACGTATCAGCCTTATCTTCGGCCATACATGTATAGAGCAATGATACTTTCACAGGCTGGGGTTGGAGCTCCCTCATTAAGTATAGGTCGGTTTAAGTATATTTTTAGGACTGGATCTGCAAGAACACCACTGACGCGAATCGATCTTAATAATTCAACGGATCTGGCGTTCATCCATGCTGGTGAAAATGGGGGTGTAGGAACACAAGTTACTGTATTTCCCTGGCTTCGTGGAGTCGTTCCTTAAGGATTCAGTATGCCACTTAATTTTCCAAATAACCCAAGTATAGGCGTACCGTACACCATCAATGGCAGGCGCTATATTTTTGACGGAGCGAAGTGGGTAGGTAGCGGACTCCCCGTTGGAGATGTTATTCCATTCAGTTCCGTACAGGCCCTTTTAACAGCTTCAGAGAGTAATCTTTCAACAGGCTATTACGAAGTCGCAGGGCAATGGGTGACATACTGGGATGGTACTATTTTCCAGCCAGAGCCACCAATTAACTCACAACGTTTCGTCAGGGTGCCAGAGATAAGTACACTAGATTACCCAGTGTCAGTTATAAACTTTGAGGCCACTGAAACATTTGAATTTCAGGCAGGGTCCGCAATCACACAGGCATGGCCATGACATTAGTTTCACCATTATCCACCGTCCATACGCCAGCTGGGTTTACGGCTGCCGACATTTTGCAGGTCATGGCAGATCAATTTAATGTCTCGACTAAATTCGAGGTGGCTCTTATAGCAACAGGCGGGGTAACAAATGGTTTTACGGCTCAGTCCCTGACTGATACCGTTCCGCGTTATATCTTTAGACGTACTGGCGCACAGACAATTGCGGTATCATTTCAGCCAAGTGGAGGCTGTTCTAGCGTTGGCGATACAGTGACAGTTCCAACAGTTGGAACTCCATCCATATGGTCGGGAGAAAAAACATGGACCGTCAGTGGATCTACTGGGACGATCGTGTTGATGTCTGAGCTTGATGATGCCTTTTTCGTCATGGTGACGAATTCAGCCAGAACATTTTTTACGGAATCGTGTGCCATTGGTCGTCTTGTGGATATTGATGACGCTGGAGACATAGCGTTAGGTAGAGATGGACTAGGCGCATGTCTTGGCGCTCCTGGGTATACAACCTCTGGGCTATATTGGTTTAATAACCAAACCACATCAGCATCGCGCAACAATATGTTTAGGATGGCAACAACAGTTTATTGTAGTGGCCAGGGTAATCCAACAACTTATAGTGGTTCCGCAACCAACGTTGGCTTTGCTAGGCCATCAAAAAATAGTCTTAATGTTAATGTTACTGGCAGTGCAGGTGCAACTACCTCTTCTCCAATACTTCTTAAGTACATCAGATCGGCACCAGAGACTGGTCTGCCTAGGAGAATTATTTACACAAACAATGCTACGAATCAGGGTTGGATGTATGTTAATTTTCAGGCCGTAGCGGTTTCAACTGTAATCCCATGGGATAGAACTGTGGTGCCAGACGTATGAGTATCAACTTTCCAAATGCTCCAGGGACAAACGAAGAATACCTGTACATTCGTGGCTACAGGTACAAGTGGGATGGAACTAAATGGGTAGGCTTAGGATCAGAAGAGGTATATGTGTATCCACCACCAGATGGCCCAGACATGCCACTTACTTTTAGTCCTGGGTTTGACTTCACTGATTTCGACATTGAAGAAGCGCCAGACTCTCCCAATATGTTTTCAGATTTTGAATTAAGCTAACTTAAGGAATCATTATGGCCAGTATGCAGCCAACAAAGAGTCACAAATATCTCGTTTCAGGAGCTGGTGCCGCAAATGCGTTTGTGGCGCTACGAAACAGATTCGATCTTTCCGAACATTGGGAGGTTCAGTTCCAGACGTCCGACACTGGCTTCGTGGTTCGCCAGCTTTTAGGCGACACAACTTCACAATATCTATTCGTGCGCTCATCCAATAACGTCACAATGCGCATCGATCCAAACGGTACAATCTCCGACGGCAGCGGTACGGGAATTAGTGCGATGGCATCACCCTCAACAAACACTATTGCGTTCAACACCGCCTACTGGCAGTTCCATGAATGGAGTGACGCTTTCACAATTTTTACGTGTGACTATTCGTCGTCGATCGTCGACTATCCGCTGGGGATTCACGCGGGATATATCCACACGCCAGCATTCTCAACAGATCCCGCCGTCGGTCTTACGGGGCAGGGGTTTTTAAGCGGTGCGCCAGCTGTCGGCCTAAACGGGGCGACAAATTGGATCTCACTAACTACAGCGAACGGTTCAAGAGTGAGGGTGGCAAATACTGGTGTTGAGGCGGCGGACTGGCTAAGCATTACTTCG